CCGCGCTCGCCGAGATCGCCGCGCGATTCAGCGCGGTCAACTGGCAAGCCGCATGGGACGCCGCCCCCGGCGAGATCCAGTGGCTTATCGAGCCGCTGATCGAGGCCGGGCAGTCCGTCGCCCTGTACGCCGTCCCCGGCACCGGCAAGTCGCTGATCGCCCTCGAATGCGCGGCGGCGCTGGCCGCCGGCCGGCCCGTGCTCGGCAACCCTGCCCGTGACCCGGTCACGGTCGTCTACATCGACGTGGAGAACCGGCAGCCGAGCCTGGTCGAGCGGCTCCAGGCGTTCGGCTACCAGCCCGCCGACCTGGACCGGCTGATCCTGTACTCGTTCCCGTCGATCGCCGCGCTCGACACCCCGGCGGGCGGCCAGCAGATCCTCGCCCTCGCGGTCACGGCCCACGCTGCCATCGTCATCATCGACACCACGTCCCGGGTGGTCGCCGGGCCGGAGAACGACGCTGACACCTACCTCGCGTTCTACCGGCACACCGTGGTGCCGCTGCGCGCCCGGGGCTGCGCTGCTGCGGGCCTGGACATCCCTGCCCTCGCCGCCCCAATGGGAAGTCCGCCTAACCATCCTAGCGTGAGGCTGCCCGCCGGACCGATGCGCCCGCCCGCACCGGCAGCCGCCACCTCGACCCCGCCGGCAGGACGCCGCCGCCCAGCGACGGCATCACCAGCCGGGCCAGCATCTCCCCCGCCAGCGGCGACCGGGCCGCGCCCCGGGGCTTGCCCGCCCACTGATGTCTCGGCCGGGTGAACCGGCCGCCGTTCAGCTCACGCGGCCTTTGGGTGTTCGACACGGCTACGATGATGGCACAACCGTCCTGGAGAGGACCCGCCATGAGATACGCCGCCGTTCTGCTCGCCGCCCTGGCCATCGCCCTGACCGGGTGCGGGTCCGGCAGGTCGCACGCCGAGCAGGTCAAGACCTGCGACCAGTACCTGTCCGCCAGGTTCAGGCACTACATGAAGGACCCGTCCGGCACGCCGCCGCTGAGGCACCGGCCCGCCCAGTGCGACGGCGTGACCGGCGCCGAGCTGAAGCGCATCGTCGGCCGGATCCTCGCCCGCCAGCTCAACGGCTAGCTGGACCGCACCTGGTCATACAGCGTCGCTGTGGCAGACGCGTCGGCGTCGGCCGGCAAGTCGGACGACCCTGCGGCGAACACCCCGCCGAACCACTCCCACTTGTCGTCGAAGCCGGCGGTGAACGTCGGGGCAGGCTCACCTGCCTCGATGATCTTCCAGAACGCGCTGCTCGCCGCCTGATTCCAGCCCGGCGGGCCGGTGACGAGCAGCGGGTGCCTGAACACGATCACGGCGAGGTCGCCGACGGTCATCTGGCGCGGCGGCTTCCATGGCTTGCCGCCGAGCGGGATCGTTATCGACATGCGCGGCATGACAGATCCGCCATTCAGCTCGCGGGCCATAGTCCACGCCATCAGCTTGCCTCCGTAGTCAGTCGCCCGTGCCCGCCCGGGCCCGCCAGTCCGCCGCCGGCTCGAAGTCCAGGCCCGCCGAGCGGGCGCACTCCCGGTCCTCGGGTCGGTCGCCGACGAACAGGCCCAGGTACGGCGGATAGACCTCGCCGGGGAAACGCCGGCCCAGGGCGTGCGCGGCCTCCGCCACCGCGCCGGCTGACGGCTTGCGGCACCAGCACCGCGCCGCCGTCGGGTCAGCCGCATCCGGGTGGTGGCGGCACCAGGACATCAGGTCGAACAGGCAGGCGCACTGCCGCTGCGTCTCCGCCATCGCCTCGGCGACCATGGCCGGGCTCACGTAGCCGAGCGCGATGCCGCCCTGGTTGGACACGCCGACAACCCGGCCGCCGCCGGCCTTCCACCGCCGCATCATGGTCACGGCCTCGGGGAACACGGCGACGTCCTGCGGGCCGTTGACGAACCGGCCGAGCGCGTCGTCCTTGCCCTGCCGCACCGTGCCGTCCAGGTCCAGGTACAGCACCGGCACGACCCTGCGCGGCGCCGTCATCGTCGTCACCTAACCGTTCTAGTCGGGATGCGAGTCAGTGATGGCATCCTCGTACGTGATCGCCCAGAACTCGCGGAGCTGCGTCCTGGTGAGCTTGAACGCCTCGTCGTGGGTGAACCCGGCCGCCTCGTAGTCGGCCATCACCTCATGCCAGGTAATCGCGTTCAGCCGTCCCGGCCCCACCGGGTCGAGCGGCGCACCACAGCTCATTCGCCACCTGCTCCTTTCAGCCGCCCGGCCAGGGCCTCAGCCTCGGCCAGCGAGTACAGCGCCCGCCCCCGGCGGTCGGTGCCCATCCTGCGCAGCAGCCCGCGGTGCGCCCACGACCGCACCGTCGCCTCCTTACGGCCCGTCATGAAAGCGACCGCGCCGGTGTCAGCGAGGACCGCGAACTCTTCAGCAGGCGACCCAGATGCATCCACTGTCCCATCGTCCACGTCGCCTGACATTGGCCGCAGGATATGACGCCGGCGTGCTGCCACACCACCACCACCATGTTGTCGCGCAGCCGCAGGAAGCCCTCCGACCCGACCACCACCAGCGGCTCCTGACCGCCGCACGCCGGGCAGCCGTACCGCAGCGGGATGTCCGGGGTCCGCAGCCCCAGCGCGCCCTTGCACTGCGACGTCCACCGGCCCACGTCGCCCGCCAGCCGCTGCTCCGCCCCCACCAGGCCGAGCTGGTGCAGCCGGCCGCCGAGCCGGGGCAGCGCGATCAGGCACTGCGCCACGCCGCGCTTGCCGTGCCGCTCGCGTACCAGGTCGCAGCACCGCGCCCAGACGTCCGGTATCTCCCGCGACAGCGTGACCATCGCCTGGAGAACGTCGCCGTTGACGACGCCGCCGGTTGACAGGACGACCTTCTGCGGCTCGCCGCCGCCGCCACTGTCGCGGGCGAGGGCCTGGGCCAGGGCGGGGAACATCAGCTCCAGTTCCTCGACCTGCGCGGGAATCGTGACCGACGGCTCCCCCTTCACCCGCACCATGATGCCAGGCCCCGGGCCAGGGAACGACCCCCCCGGCTTATCCCATGCCGGAGGGGCCTGCGCGGTTGCACCGGTCCTCGTTTAGCAGACGGGTGGTGCGTTCCCGATGCGGTCGCCGCGTGCGGTCGCGGCCAGGTTCAACAAGTGACCGACGCTCTGCCACTGAGCTATGGCCCCACGTGGAGGGGCCAACGGGGGTCGAACCCGTGACTTCCGGCACTACTGGCGCGGTTGCGCGAGACAACAGCAGCTCTGACGATGATCTTAGAGCGATACGGTGACCGGGACGAGAAGGCGCGCGGGGCCCTTGCGGGCAGCATCACCGGCTGGCGACGCGGACGAGGATCTTGCGCTCGCCAGCAAGCCTAGCAGCCCTAGCTGTGCAGCCCGTCGAACAGGTAGCGAGCCACCGGGTCGGCCACCATCGTCTCTACCCCGGCCGAGTTCGCTTCCTCCCGGGCCGACCGGCACGCGTCGACGAGCCGCTGAATGCGGTCCGCCAGGGCCTGCACCCGGTCGAACGTGAACGCGCCCGAGAGCTGCGTCTGCGTCCAGTCGCCGACTGGCACCTCCCGCTCGTACGTCTTGACCTGGGCGGGGTGCTCCGGCGTCGCCGGGTACAGCACGACCGGCTCCGGGACGCGGTCGTTGCGGGCCCGCTTCGACGGCATCCCCGCGTACAGGCCCCGCCGGTCCGTCAGCCCCCACCGTTCCTTCGGGTCCAGGACCGGCATCTTGCGGACGAACACCGCCAGCTCGGCGAGCTGGGCTTCGAGGAACAGCAGGTACGACGTCGGCACGCCGCCCAGCAGGGTGTCCCCGTCGACCACCAGGTCGGCCACGGCGTCCTGGTTGGCGGTGTCCTTGGTCAGCACCAGGCTGAACATGCGGGCCAGCACCTCGGCGAGCCGGTCCATGACCTCCTCGCCGATGACCTGCACCAGCTTGTTCTCATCCGGGTACTGCTCGCCGTCGTCGGCTCGCGGCGCGTAGACCCGGGTCTGCCCGTTGATGGCCGGGCTGGCGAGCATCTGGGCCGCGCTGTCGAGCGCGGTCTTGGCGTTCTTGCGGGCGCCCTGCTCCAGGGCGATGATCTGGTTCAGCCGTGTCATCGGCATTTCCTTCCCCTATGCGGCGGTGCTGGCTACGGTGCCAGGGCCGACGGTGATGCTCAAGCGGATTTAGGGCATCGGGTTCACCGGGAGCCGGGCCAGCCGCCGGTACTTCTCCTCCGTGCTGTGACCGTCCCAGTGGTCCGCGCGCAGTTCCAGGTGCGCGAACCAGCCGAGTTCGCAGTCGCGGATATGCCATGTCGCCTGCCCCGCCGGCAAGTGGACGCAGACGATGTTGCGCCACTCATCATCCCACCCGTCGCCTTCGTGGCGGGCGAGGTGCGACGGGTAGAGCTTGGCAAGCGCGGCGACAAGACGGTCCCGCTCGTGGTAGGCGACGTCCTTCTGGGACCGTTCGTAGTCAGCGTCGGCGCAGCTCATGGTTCCCTCCAGCGCACCAGCGGCGTCTTGCCGGGCAGGTACAGCGGGTGACGCGGGTCACCGGCCCTAGTCGTGCCCCAGCACCACAGCGGCTGGCCGGCCAGGTCACCGGCCAGCCGGCCGGCCAGCCGGCCGACCCGGGGCACCGACCCGTACGCGCCCCACGCCGCGACCACCGGCACGCCCGGCAGGACCCCGCCGATCACGCGGCGCACCACCCGGGCGTTCGCCTCGCCCTCCGCGTCCGGCTGCCGCAGCAGCTTGGCCGGCGAGCGGGTGCGGTAGCCGAACAGGTTAACCACGACCATGCCGCCGTGACCGTCGCGGCGCAGCAGCGACCGGACCTTGCGGACCGTCGCGTCGTCGGTGTCCGCGTCAGCGGTCGACGGGTTCAGCATGATCACCACCGGGCACAGGTGCAGGGTCGTGTCCGCCCACTTGCGGGTCAGGGCGTACCGGCAGGCCAGGTCCGCGCTGAACACCGCCGACCCTTCCTCGCCGCTGCGCGTCAGGCCGGCCGCGACCACCACGTCCGTCTCGCCGAAGGCCCGCACCTCGATGCCCATCAGAACGGCAGCCCCGGCCCGATCGTGGCGCCGCAGGTCAGGCACAAGTCGCCACTCCGCTCCGACTCAAGATGCTTGCATGCCCCCGCGACCAGCCGGGCCGGCATGCCGAGTGCGGGCACCTCAACCCAGTGTACCGAGGTCGGCGGAACTCGGCGCGGTTAGTGACCCGCCGCACCACCTCTGCCCGCTCCTCGGTAATGCGCCAGTCCGCGCTGAGGCCCTCGTGCTCAGCGATCAGGGCGTCAATGGCCGCCGGGTCGCCGTCGCCGATAGTGTCGAGCTCGGCTCGGATCTGAGCCATCCGGCCCGCCGGATCCCCGGTGACCTTCGGCGCCGCCGCCAACGCACGCTGCGCCCAGTCGGCCTCGGCCTTGCGCTCGGCCTCGGCCCGCAGCTCGGCGACCGAGCAGCGGAACACGTCCCGCTCCAGCTCGGCCACCCGCCGCACCTGCAACCGGTTCTCGGCCGCCTGGTGCTCACCCAGCACCCGCGCCAGGTTCTTGTGCGGCCAGGCCGGCTCGCACCACAGTTCCCGGTAGCAGACGAACAGGGCCAGCAGGCCCGCCACCACGATCACCGCCATGCTCATAGTCCCGCCTCCGGCGTCCAGGACGGATGCTGGTTCGCTTGCCGCCAGAACCCGGGCTCGTCCCCTCGGACCATGAGCAGGTGCGCGATCACGTCGTCGGTCGGCGTCATGCATCCCGCCCAGGTGTCCCGGTAGAAGCCCACCGGGTGCAGGCACAGCACAGCCAGGCACCGCATCGAGTCGATCTGCGGATCGGTGTTCCGGGGGGTCAGTGCCACGGTGGGCCGCAGCTTGCGGAACAGGTAGGTGACCCGGCTGCGCCGGCTCGTCTCCAGGAAGGTGCCGGTCAGCATGTACTGGCGGGCCTGGTGCGCGGTGAGCAGCCCGGCGAGCTTAGTCAGCGCGTTCGCCTCGGCGTCCAGCGTCCAGGCGGCCGACGCGCCGATGGTCTGCAACGCGAATTTCAGCCGGGTCATGCTGGCCGCGACCGGCTCGGTGACTGCCCGCGTGCGGCCGGTGGCCAGGTCGCGCAGCAGGTAAACCCACACGTGCCGCGAGTACGAGAACCACCTGTTAACCACGGCTAGCTGGCCCTCATCGATGTTGTGGCAGGCCCGGCCATCCGGTTCGGGCGGATACAGAATCTGCTCGCTCAGCGCGACCTTGGCGGCCAGCGGATGGTCCTTGCAGAGCTGCAGGCGCAGTTCCGGCACGGGAACGGGCACGCCCTGCCATTCGCCGATCCGGTCAGCGTAGGCGTCCATGATCGCCCGGACCTGGCCGTTACCCACCGGCTGTCCGCCCGATCGCTGTCGCCCTGCTGCCCGCGACAGGCACGGTGCGCGGCTTGCGCTGGCGTTTCGGGCCGGGCTCGGGTGTCCCCGGTTGCGGCTCGGCGGCAGGTGTCACGTCGGGGGTATCGACCACCACGTAAGCCATCGCGTCGGGCAGGAACCTGGTCACCTTGAGCGGCCCGTCGTCCGTCTCCACGAACAGGGTGTAGCCCTTCCGCAGCATCTCCTCGATCAGCCGCTGGGCGTCGGCGCGGTCCTTGTTGCTGTCGCCGACCGCGATCTTCAGATCGCCCTTGCCGACGCTGAGCACTTCCAGCATGCCGGGAGACCGCACCTCGAATCTCGCGGTGCGCCGCCGCCGCTGCTGCTTGAGTCTGCTTTGCCGTCCCATCAGGGCGTCCTTTCATCAGCGGCCACGGATCACCTCGTCACCCGGGCGGGCGGGCGGCCGGGCCGGGTACGCCATCACGGCGGCGAGCATCAGCGCGAACGCCAGCAGGTAGCCGACCATCGCCGCGTTCTCCGCCGGGATCCCCGCCTGCGCGAGGACCAGTGACAGGGCCGTGCCGTCCAGCACCACCGCAGGCCCAGCGACGACTGCGTACCGCAGCGCCCGCCAGTCCACGTCAGTGCGCCGCGTCGTACGCGGCAACGACATCGCCCGGGATGCGGCCCCGGTCGCGCACGGCGTGGCCTCCGTCCTGCGCCCACGTGCGGATGGCGGCACCCCGCCGCCGCGCCGCTGTCGACCGGCGCGGCGGCGGGGGCGCGGCCCGGCGGGCGAACCCTGCCAGGTATCGCAGCAGGCCGGCCAGCTCGTCCTCGTGTGACTTGCACAGGTCAACGGCCTGCGCGTGGCCGTCCCAGGTGAACGCGACCTCGCGGGCATCGTCATTGTCGCCGGGCATGTCGCACGTAACGGTGACCGTGACCTTCTCAGCCATTGTGCCGTCCATTCTCCAGGGTGCCTGAGTCTATATGCTAGCGTCTGCTCGCGGCCAGCCGCACAAGCAAGACAACAGCTCCGCCGCAGGCCAGGACGGCTGCCGGGCGGACCAGCCACCATTCAGCGGTGTGCCGGCGCCGGTTCGACCCTTGCACCTTGACTGGCCGCAGCCCCGTTCGGACGCGCAGGCCAGGCGGCAGCAGGTGCCACTTCGTCAGGTCCGGCCACAGCACCGGGCAGCCCTCCTCGGTGGCCAGGTCGGCGGCGACGTGCGCCACCCATCCGCAGATCGCGGCCAGGGCCAGCCACGGCGGCCAGCCGGTCACGCCGACCAGCACCAGGACGGCGGCGGAGAAGATGACGGCGCCGAGCGCGGAGTGGGTGACCCGGCGGTGCCCGCCGCAGGACTTGCGGATCGCCCACGACACGACGCTGGTGACCGGCGGCAGGGCGCGGGACGCCTCGGAGCCCTTGAGGTCGATGTCGGGGGCGAGGGCGAGCGCGGCGGAGATCCCGGTGCCGGCGGCGACGGGCAGCAGGTGCGGGTGGCCGGCGGCGGCGGAGCCCGCCAGCCACCACGACGCGCCGATCAGCGCGTGTGTCGGGGCCATCATGATGATCTCCTCGCTCTAGCCTGGTCGATGGCGTCGTACAGGTACTGGTTGCGCGGCGTCAGTTCCTTGATCACGTCGATCAGGTCGTCCTGCGTCACGCCGTCCTGGTTCTTCCACGCGGCCCACAGCCCGAGGAACGCCTCGGCGCTCCCGCTGGCGAGCACGGTCGCGGCCTGCCTGCGGAACGCGGCGAGCAGGCCGGGCCGCTCATCCCAGCCCGAGGCGAGGGCGGCTTCGGCGAAGTCGAACGGCTCCGCCCACTCGGCGTCCGGGAAGTCCCGCCGGATCTTCGCCTCGACGTCCTCCAGCCGGCCCTGGTAGTCGGGGACCTGCTCCCCGGCCGCGTTGACCGCCATGACCATGCCGTTGTTGGAGAACGTCCACACCCGTACCACGGCGCTCACGGGGCGGGCCACGGCAGGGTAACGTCGACGCGCAGCGCCGACCGGGCGGGCAGCCGGTCCGCGCGCAGCACATCCCCCGGGCCCATCAGCATCCCGTCGCGGGGAATGATCACGTAGGCGGTCATGCCGTCCTCCGGTTCCGGGTCAGCTAGCCACTCGCACTGCGTGACCGTGCCGTCGCGGCGCTCGATGCGGACGTTGAGCAGGCCGGGCTCTGGCTCGGCCGGCGGCCCGGGACGGAACCATCTCACGGCGGCGGCCCCCTTCCTAGCGTGATAGCTGGCGGGCGCGACTCCGCTGGAACACGCGCACCCCCAGCCGGACATGGCCCTTGGCGCCGTGGCAGCACCAGCAGTCACCGTAGGCGTACTTCCAGAACCGGCCCCGGTTCGCCCCCGACCCGCCGCACGGCCGGCACGGGCGCATCGGCCGCCGGCGCAGGCTGTACGCGTAGGCGACGGCGATCACCAGGCCCGCCACGGCGGCCAGGCCAGGTTCGGTGCGGGCCACGATGATGCTGCCCGCGACCATGACCAGGTACTTCACCGCTCCGCCGCCGCCTTCGCCAGGTCGGAGACCAGCAGGTGCCACAACGCGTGGCCGCTGGGCTGACTGCCGAGGTGGCCGACGCGGACTATCCGGTCGAACATGACCACCCGCCCGATCCGGTAGTGCACCTGCGTGAACGTCACCTCGGCTTCCGTGCGCAGCATGTCCGCGACGCTGACCCGGTTCGGGACGACCACGTGGACCCCGTTCAAGGTGGCGGCGACGATCCTGCGGTCTGCCGGCCCGCCGATCAGCAGCGCCGGGCGGCTGTCATAGACCGTCATGTCGCCTCGCCCATCCTGCGCGCCCGCGCGATCAGGTCCTCGCCGTACGCCCGCAGCGCCTCGGCGGTCATGCCGCGCGGCGGGCCGTCCGGCCACTCCACTCGCAGCCGGGCCTTCACGCCAAGCAGCGTGCACTCCCCGCCCGCCAGCATCGTCCCGACCATCGACATCTCGCGGGCGGCGTCAAGGTCGCGGTTGCGGCGCAGGTGATTGGCCTCGTTCTCGGCCATGACCACCTGCGCTCGGCGGGCGGGGCCGTGCAGATCCGGCCATTCGTGGCTGTCGGCCAGGTACTTGGCCATGTCCTCCCGGTCGTGCCCGGACCGGACCCAGCAGGCGAGCCCGGTACGGCGCTCCTCAGCCGCGACCAGGTCCCGCATCTGCGCGTCAGTTCGCCGGCCGCCGGCGAGCCACCCGCCGCCCGGGTCCACGAGGCTCACCCTTGACCGCCGTGGGCGATGGCCTCCCGGAGCATCCGGGCGCAGGCGGCCAGCTCGTCCAGGGCGGTGCCCTCAGCCGGGCCGATGCCGTCGGCGTGCCGTCTGGCGGCCTGGTCCTCCCAGGCTGAGGCGAGAGCGACCAGCGGCCCGATAGCCACCTGGTGGCAGCCGCACTCGCACGGTCCGCCCGTGCAACCGCCGGTCCTGTTGCCGTCCGCGTCCCGCGTCTCGTGCTTACCGGCCCGGCAGTCCGGGTCGGTCACCGACGGCCGGGCGGGCTTGCGGGCATACCACACCGAGATCCGGCCCGCCGCGCACGAGGTGCGGGTGATCTCGATCAGCTCGTCGACCTCTGGCGGCGGGCCGGGCGTGACGTTGTTCGGCCGGTCCGGGCCGGCCTCGTTGAGCCAGACCATCCGGTCGGACTGGATCGGCGGCAGGTGCCCCCGCGTGACGTCCGTCGCCGCGGACGCCGTGGCGCGCAGCACCTCTACCTGCCGCCGCACCGCGTAGGCCAGCGCAGCCGGGATGTCCGCGTAGCCGATCAGCTCCACCAGCCGCGAGTACGCGGCGCCCGCCTCGATGCTCATAGCCTGCCTTCCAGGTAGACGCCCCGGGCGCGGGCGACCGCCCGCTCGAACTCCTCGATGATCGACTTCGTCACCTCGACCGTGCGCAGCCGCTGAAACACCTCGCTGCCGACCCACGCAGCGATCGGCGTCGACGTCCCGCCGTTGCCGTGAAGCTGGTCCCACATCGCGTGCAGGATCAGCGACTGCATCGTGTTGTTCGCCTCCGCCGGGCTGGACAGCGCCTCGCCGACCCGCTTCTCCACCACTGTCCTGATGTCCTCGCGGATCAGCTTCCGCAAGTCCTTCCGGTCGCCCTCGATCGCCTGGGCGGCGAGCCGCCGCGCCACCAGCTCACCGATCGTGACGGCCTCGTGGTCCCCGTACTCGTCCGACACGACGGCCACCATGGACAGGATCTCCTCCACCGGCACGGCGACGTCGATCCTCACAACCTCGTTCATGCGGCCTGCCCGATCAGCCACGTCGCCGGGTGCGACCCCCGCCGCTCGATCTCCCCGTCCGCCTCAGCCTCCGCCAGCACGTCGTACAGCCACGCCCGCGACCGGCCCGTCCGCTCCCGCAAATCTGCCAGGTCCGTCAGCCGGAACTCCGGCCGTCCCGCCAGCCGCCACTCCGCAAGCTGCCGGCGGAACTCCCGCCGCGCCCCGTCCGCATCCATCCGCTCCCCCGCCCGGGGCGTCGCGAACACCCAGCCGTCCACCGCCTCGCCGCCCGCCGCGATGTCCGCGTCCAGGTCCCCGTCGGGGCCCGCGTCGGCCAGGTCGTCATCGGGGACGTCGCCAGGCAGCGGCAGGCCGTCATCCATGTCATCCACCTCCAGGTGAAGCCCATTATCCACCTTCCGCAGGTCAGCGCCACGCTGCCGGACCGGCGGCGGGGCGGCGAGCGCCGCCGCCGTCACCTCGTCCAGGGGCCGGGCCGCCGCCGGGAACCGGGCCGCGTGCGCCGCGATCAGCGACGTGTCCTTCCCCCAGTACCAGGCCCGCATCGGCATCGCCTTGCGGTCCTGCGGGATGCACGCCGCGTCCAGGAACGCCATCCCCGGGTGCGAGTCGCCCCACAGCTCCGGCTCGCAGTCATGGTCCTTCTGGTACGCCGACAGGCCGAACGCCGCGTCGCCGTCGTTCAGCACCCCGAAACACATCTTGCCGAGCTGCCCCCGGGCCAGGGTCGGCATCTGCGTCCAGTCCGACCGCTGCAAGCTGATCACCCACCGGATCCCCGCCGACCGGGCCGCCTTCACATCCGACAGCCACAGCTCCTCCGCGTCGTCGCCCAGCAGCGCGACCACGTCGGGGGCCTCCTCCAGCCACACCGTCAGGTGAGTCAGCCCGCAGCCCTCCTGCCACCGGCCCAGCCCCCTCGTCGCCAGGTAGTCAGTGCGGGCCCGCACCGCGCGGTGCACCCCCGCCAGCAGCCCCAGCGCCCCCGCCCCGTCCGTCTCCAGCCGGTGCAGCGCCGGGCGCAGCGGCCCCAGGAACTGCTCGCCCTTCGTGATGTCCACGGCAACCACCGCCGCGTCGGAACGGGTCACCGTCTCCCCGATCTCCGACCACGCCCCGCCCTCGGTCTTGCCAACCCCGCTCGCGCCCATCATCTGCAAGTGGTGGTTCGTCACCGTGTACGCCACCGGCACGCCGTCCTGCCACCGGCCAGGGCAGACCGGCTCCGCGATCGACGTGCCCGGACGCGACGGCCCCGGCCACGGCTGCGGCTTGCGCAGGATACGCGGGTCGGTGATCGTGAACCGGGCCTGGTCAGCGCGATCCAGATCCTTGGTCACCAGCAGCGCGCCGGGCGGGTACTTCAGGCCCGCCTCCATCCGGGCCGCCGCCTTCACCGCGTCGTCGGCGACCTGGCCCGGCGCGAGCTGCATCGTCCCCTCGGCCTTGAACTCCGACCGCTCCAGCCTGATGATCTTCGCGCCGTCCATGCCCGCCACAACGGCGGCCCTAGTGAACACCCGGTCCAGGCCCGCGTCGGTGCCGTCGGCGTGGAACGACCGCCACGCCGTCCACGCCGAGCACACCCCGATCCCGCCGATGAACCACACGCCGAGCAGCGTCCGTGACAAGCCGATCATCTCGGCCGCCGCCATCCACCCGAACCCGCACGCCAGCGACAGCGACGGCAGCCACCGGCCCACCCCCCGGCGGTGGTGCGTCAGGTGCCCGGCCAGGACCGCCAGCGCCGCGCCGATCACGCCCGTGCACGCGGCGGCCAGGGCGAACGGCCACGCCAGGTGCAGCACCACCGAGGTCACCAAGGTCAGCAGCCACCCGGCCCACGCCTCCGCGATGTGCAGGAGCCGGCCCAGCGCGTGCGAGACGACGTGCTCATACGTCGACGCCGTCTCCGTCACGCTCGCCTTGCGGCGGGTCGCAGCCATGCCCGCAGTCCCCTACTCCCACAGTGTCGGCCCGTTCAGGTCACCGCTCAGCCACTCGGTGACCCAACGGTCAAGCTGCAAGTCCCCTTCCTCCGGGCAGCCAGGCTGGTGCAAGTACGGCGGCCGGCCATCGGCGCGGTAGCTGCCGCCAGCACCCGCGCCGGGTCATGAGTCCGGTGGAGAAACCGACGATCACCAGCGAGCCGGGGTCGATCGTGAAATGCGTATCCGGCCACAACGCCAGGGCATTACTGGCGTTCGCGTGCTCCACAGCGGCGAACAGCACCAGCAGGACATCAGTCACCGGTCACCCTCCGCTGCTACTCCTATCAGTTCAGCCGCGCCGTTGACCGGCGCAAGCTCTGGGCCTTGTAGCGCGCGAGGTCCTTCTTCTGCCTCGCCACCCGCTCGTCATGCTCTTTCTTGCGCCGGGCGCGGCCCTTCCGATTGGCGCCGAGCTTCTTGTCGTCGGAGTGCGGCCGGCCTGTCGCCGGGTTGATCCGCTTGCCGAACAGTCCCATCGCTCCTCCTACCGTGCCCACCAGGGCACGTTCTTCTCGGCCCGGATCACGGCGGCGTTCAGCCGCCGGAACTTCGCTGTCTCCTCGCGGGCACGGTTCCCTTCCCGCTCCAGCGCGGCGCGGGCCTTCTTCAGCTCCGCGCGGCCGGCCTTGACCTCAGCCTTCGTCCTCCTGGCCATCACCGTTCCTTCCTTCCGCTCATTCGCCGGTCATGTCCTCGCGGTGCCTGCGCCACCAGCTCAGGTCACGCGCGGCGTCACTCACTGCCTGGTTCAGGTGCCTGAACTCGGCCGTCTCCCGGCTGACGCCCCGTGCCCGCTCGCGCCTGCCGTTAGCCGCGAGAGCCGCGTCTGCGGCGCGGAACCGCGCCAGCGCGGCCCTCCTGCTCCTCGCTCCCATCACTGTTCCTTCCTCCCGATGGCGCGGCGGACCATCCGCGCGCCGAACCTGTACCGCCGGCCAGAGCCGCCGCACAGCCAGCAGCGCCCGTCCCTGCCGGCCACTAGACGCGCTACTTGTCCTTGAAGTCCCAGGAACTCTTCCTGCGGTCCGGGTCGATCAGCTCGGCGTACACCTGCCGGTAGGCCCGCCAGAACCGCATGCACTCATCCCCGGCCGCGTTCGCGTGCGCCGCCGACCGGCGCAGCCGGTTCGTGACCTGCCGGGACGCCCGCCGGGCGGCGAACCGCTCCCACAGCCCGGCGCCTGCCTTCGCCAGCCGCATGTCCAGCTCGTGCGCCGTCATGTCCAGCTCCATCGCCAGCGCGCGGCCCAGGTCCCGGGCCTCCTGCGCGTAGGCGGCGACGTCACGGGTGCCGCGCAGCTCGATCCGCGCCAGGTCAGCCGGGGACTTGGCGCGGCCCCGGCCGGCGGTCCTGGCCGTCTTGGCGGGTGACGTCACGGGAATCCCTCCTCCAGGTAGTCAGTACAGGGTACGGCACCGGGCAGACGGACGGCAGGCTGTCATGGCATCCTTAGCGGCATGGCCACCACCACCCGCACCTTCCGGTGCCCGGACGAGCTGTGGGCGCCGGCGATGGCCAAGGCCCGCCGTGAGGGCCGAACCCTGACCGACGTGCTGGTCGAGTATCTGCGGTGGTACGCCGAGGAGACCGGCTGCGAGCCGGTCTCGTGGGGCAACGTCCAGATGACGGTGACGTGCGGTATGTGCCGCGACGAAGTCCAGACCTCCTGGGTTCAGCACCTGCGCGACGTCCACGGAATCCCGGCGTTCGCTGACGCCGCCGGCGCCTCGGTTCAGGCGGGCCGGTAAAGGCGACCTGCCGACGTCACGGCGACCACGCCAATCGGTCGCGAACCATTCCCCCGGCGTACTCGTATGGGTACGGCGGGAAGGCCGTCAGAATGGCGCTCAGGGCCATACGGGACCTATGCCGCCGGCGCGTTCAGCTCCGCCATCAACTGGCCCCCGACGTACTCCGTATACGGAGGCGGAACGGCCTGCGCCATCTCGTCGCGGGTCATCCACTCGATCCCCATCACCCGCGTGTAGTCGGCCTTGTTCACCGACCGGCCGAGTCGCCTGCGGGTCGACGACGACGACCCGTGGCCTACCACCGAGATCGCGGGCATCACATGGCAGCACGGCGGCCGGAGATCAAAGCCGCGCCATGATGTCTCGAACCAGCGGACCCGGCGCAGCTCGGGCAGGCCGAACATGCAGCCGCAGAGCTGGTAGTCGGGGCGCATCGGGGCGTGCGGCGGCACGTTCTCGATCACCCACGGCAGGCCGATCTCCTGGAGCAGGCGCCGGGTTTGACCGAGCAGCCACCAGGTGCCGTGGTCGACAGGCCCGAAGTTCTGCATCAGGCTGTTGTCCTGGCAGGGCGGGCTCGCGGCGATCGCATCGAACTCACCCGACCCCGGCCACGGTTCCCGGCCCGCCGCGAGCGCGTCCAGGACATCCAGGGCGTCGCCCTGGCGGAACTCGAACGGGTAGCGGGGCTGCGGCTCGATGTCGACGCCGACGACCTCGAACCCGGCCCGCGAGTAGCCGACGCTGGTTCCGCCCGCCTTGCAGTACAAGTCCAGCAGCCGCCTAGCGGTCACGGCTCCTCGCGCACTTCGGTCACCTTGCCGTCGACCAGCCGCCACCGCCACCGCCACCGGAGCCGCTCCCCGGTCAGCGGGTGCAGACCCGCCTCGACCAGCGTCATCCGGTACGCCACCAGCTCGCGGTCAACCACGGCGAGCCGGCGGCGCAGTTCTGCTGCCCGCAGCTCCGGCGGCATCCAGCACCTCACGACGCCGCCCCGGCAGCCCTGCGCCGCCGGCCCTGCCGCCGGAGCACGCCGCCCCAGGCGCCCTCGACGGTGTGCGTCGCCTCGGCGAAGTCCTCGCACTCGCGGCGGACCGGGCACGCCCCGCAGATGCGGTGCCGCGCGTGCCGGTTACTGTCCCCCTCGATCACCTGCTGGTCGTCGTCCGCGCCGAAGAACAGCACGTCGGCATCCGCCGGGTCGAGGCCGATGCAGCTCGCCGAGTTCATCCACCCCAGGTCCCTCACCGGGCACCGCCCCCGGCTGCCTGCCGCGACTTCCACCGCGCCCGGTCCTTGCAGGTGGCCCAGTGGGACACCGCCCGGTGCTCGCCGGGCTTCAGCGGCCCGCCGTGGTCGCCGTGCTCGTCGCAGTACGGGTCCGGGGTCCCGTCCTCCCGGCACGTGCACGGCCGGAGCCGTTTGCGCAGGTAGCGGAACTTCAGCAGCCCCAGGTGGTCGCGCCACACCGCCAGGTTGCCCTTCGGGTTGTGCGTGCACTCCGGGCCCGTGCCCAGGCACGGCGGTCCCGGGTCATGGTTGATCGGGTTGGATTTCCCGTCCGGGTGCTTCTCCTCCGGGATGGTCCCCGTCGCCCACCAGATCTCCGCGTGACAGGACCGGCACTCCTCCATGTTCGTGCTCCTCTCCAGGGTCGAGCAGTTCCAGGACCAGGCCGTGCCCGGCGAGCAGCACCCGCCTGTTCCCGGCGGCCATCTTGCGGGCGACCGGGGCGGCCACCTCCGGTTCCAGGCCGGCCTGGACGAGGCGGACCATCAGCCGCGCCACCGCCAGCTCGCCCGGCGTCCAGCGGCGCGGGCAGCCGGTGCCGCCGCCGTACGACGGGACCAGCCAGCGGCGGCGCGCCCAGTGGTCAAGCTGCCGGTACGTCAGCGGGGAGCCCTCCACCATCTCCGCTGACGACAGCAGGCCCCCGGTCATGTTGTCTTGCCCAGGCCGAACAGGGCGCCCTGGATGTCGCGGTCCAGGCGCTTGCGAATAAGGTCGGCGGACTGCGGGTCACGCTCGACCAGGATGGCCCGGTATCCCTCGGCGATGCAGGCGTGGCCGGTGGCGCCAGAGCCGGCGAACGGGTCCAGGACGAGGCCGCCGGGCGGGGTGACGAGCTGGATCAGCCACGCCATCAAGGTGACGGGCTTGACGGTGGGATGGGTGGTGCCGTCGGGGAGACTGGGCCGTTCGTGGCCGGGGGCTTTGGCCTGGTAGCGGAACATGGGGAAGAACCGAGACGCCCCGCCATGGTCACCCTTGCCCACCTGCATGCCGCCGCCCCGGGGCATCCCGCCGCCCCGGGGCATCCCGCCGCCGTAGATCCCGGTTGACAAGGGATCACCGCCGCTGGTCCCGGTACTGCCGCTGACGCCAGACTGGCGGTCTAGCTCGGCGACCGGACAGCCCGGCACGCACAGCCACGCCTCCACCGTCTCGGTCCCGGACTTGCGTTCGGCCAGTCCCTCTTGGCCGGGCATGCCGAGCGTGCTGATCCCGCCCTTACCCCGCGCCGCCGGATGGTGCCCGTCGGACCGGACCGTGCGGGTTCCGGCAGGCTCGCAGTCCTCTGCGTGGGTCAGCACCACATTCGGCGGCCACCGGCCTTCCGCTGACCCGTAAATCCACATGATCGAGTCGCGGATCTCAAATCCCGCGTCCTCGGCCGCGCACACCAGCCGGTGGTAAGTGCGGGTGCCGCCGAACGCCAGCAGGTGCCCGCCCGGCTTCAGCACCCGCAGGCACTCAGCCGCCCACGCCTGGCACCATGCCTGGAAATCCGGGCCGCCGCGCACCGGGCCGGCGATGACCGCCTCATTCCCGTACGCCGACGCGCTCCTAGACGCCGACCGGCCAGGGCGAGACGCCGACGCCGGCCCCAGCGACTTCCGCGCCTCACGGTCACGCTGCGCCGCCGCCCTGATCGCCGGGCCGTCCCACTCCTTGCCCATGAAACCGATCCCGTAAGGCGGGTCGGTCACCACCGCATCAACCGAGCAGTCAGCCAGCCCCGGCAGCACGTCGAGACAGTCACCGAGGTACAGGGTGACGTCCCGGTCAGTCCACAACGGGTCCACGCGCTCAGCCCGCAGCCCCGTCGGGGCGGATCACCAGGTCGAACGTCAGGTCCACGAACCGGCCGTCCTCGACCACCTCGGCGCGGATCAGCCGGCCCGTGCCGACGACTTCGCTGCCCTGGAACTTCACCGGCACCTCCTGGCCGATGCACCGCTGGAACGCCCGGGGGCCGAACCGCTCCGGGAAGCTGCCGTTGACGCGTTCCGCTCCGGCGGGCCTGCGTACCGTCACCAGCGCCATTACCGGGCCGCCTCTCCGCGCACCAGGCCGCCGCCTGTAGCGGACCAGCCCGGCGCCGCCGACCACAGGTCCACGTCGCGGCCCTGCTGCGCCCGGTACTCGCGCGACCGGGTGACCTGGCCCGCCTGCTCCATCCTGATCAGCAGCTTCAGCGTGCTGCCCGAGTGGACGTGCGCGCTAGTCGGGCCCCGCTTGCGGAGCGCGACCCGGGCAACCTCGTAGGCGGTGCGGCCGGGATGGAGTACCAGCCATGACCAGACCACTTCGCGGGTGCTAGGTTCCACTGCCGGGCTGCCTCTCTCCTGGGACGTCGTGCGCGGTGCACGACGGGTTGACTTCGATCAGGTGCCAGCCGCCGCCGCCGTCGAACCAGGACGGGCAGATGCAGCCTTCGGCGGCCATGTTCCGGTCGTAGTGGTGCAGGCAGCCGGAGCTGACTCCCTCATCCAGGAGCCCGCCGTCGCAGCCGGGCGGGAACACCCGCACCCGTACCGCGTCGCCCGGCTCAGCCTGGCCCACTACGGTCCGGTACACCTCCCGCGACACCGAAAGCTGCCCGCCGGGCGGGACCACGACCTGGTCCAGGTCGATGCCCCGCCCGGCCAGCGCGGCGCGGCCCTCCGCCGTCAGGACCGCCTCACCCCGGACCATGCCCTCCTCGCGCGGCATCAGCACCGCCTGCCCGTCCCCGGGCGACTCGCCCTGGAACTGGTAGCCCAGAGCGCGGGAATGGTCGCGGAGCTGGCGGCGGGCCAGGCCGGCGAACTCCGGGTCAGACCAGCCGTGGTCAGCCAGGGCCTGCACCACCTCGGCCAGAACCTCGTTCAGGCTGGCCAGGTTCGCGGCGACCGCCCGGGTCGTCTTGTCATACAGCAGCATCAGAAGTCACCCTCTCCGGGCAGGCCGTTGACGCAGACCCGCTCCCGGTTGTCCGGGCAGCCGCTCCCGCACACGCCGTCCCCCGCGAACGGGCAGAACGGCGGCGACTGGTCAAGCCAGCCCGACGACTCAGCGGTCGCGCAGTACGGTGCCGGAGTGTCAGCAGCCGGTCGGTCCTGCGGCTGCCCGCCGCCGGCATCCCGGCAACCCGGCACCCGGGCAGGCCCGTCACCACCCCGGTCCCCTGCGCACATCACGTCACGCTCCCGTTCTTCGATGCGGCGATGACGTTGCGGGCCTCACGGCGCGACACACCCTGATTGTCCGCCAGGGCACGCTCGCTCAGCGGAGCGCCGAGCGTGACACTGGCCCGGTACGCCTCCACCGCTCTCGGCGGCACCGACTTGGCGCGGCTGCCACGCGGCTGCCTGGCTCCAACGGGCCGGGGCGTCGCGTTGGCACGCGGCCGGCCCGGTGCAACCGGCGTTGCAGTGCCCGGCCCGGCGCAGACGTCCACATGGGCATCGGCAAGCTGTTGGCCGGGCCGGGGCAAGTCGGTGGTCCGTTCCGGCTGGTCCGCTGTGGTCCGCTTCAGAACGCCGAGCGCGACGAACAACGCGAGCGCGGCGGCGACCGGCGGTGCGCCGTAGGTGAGCCGTGTGGGCCAGTCAGCGGACCACGCGTCGCCCACGTTCCCCGCCACCGAACCAGCGAGGCCCACGGCGGTCAGCGCCCATCCGGCGAGGCGGTGCCACCAGCGGGAGCCGTGGACCACGAGGGCGAACACGGTCAGCTCGCCCACCACAATGAACACATCGACCATGAGCGGGAAGCCGAGCGCCCGCCACTCGGGCAGGCCATGGCCGAGCGCCCAGTGCAGCAGCCCGTCGTAGCTCTCGGCGAACGCGGCGGCGTCGGCGAGGACGCACGCGGCGGCGATGGTGCGCAGCGCGGCGGCCCGGGCCCGGGCCAGGGCGCCGTTCACAGCCGGCCGCCCTGCACCTCGACGTTGCCGGCGGGCGGGATCACGGTCGGGCCGAGCACAACCTCGGCGGTGACCCGGGCCAGGTCCCGGACCATGACACTGTCCAGCCCGATCTGCTCGGAGGCGTCGAGAACCTGGTCGGTGACGACGGCGAGGTGGCGGACGCAGGCCAGGCGCGGGAACACCCACCCGGTCGAGACGAGATACCGGGCCAGGACCCCGCACGGCCGGGCCCGGGGGGGCGGCTCCCATCCGCACGGCAGGCTGGCCAGCGGCATCCGGTGCGGCATCAGGCGGTCCTCCCGCCGGCACGCGTGGCATACGATCTCCGGGGCCGAGCTGGCGCTCCGCGTGACTGGCAGCCGGCAGCGGGAGCACTGGTCGGCGCTCACGCGTGCCCCCAGCCGTGAGCCAGCGCACGGCGGACGTCCGGCCTCAGGCTGGACTTCAGGACCGGGACCTGGAGCGGCGGGCTGGCACCGATCAGGTCGAACAGGTAGTGGCGGGCCGACCCGGTGGTGAACACGCGGAACCGGCAGCCGAAGGCGCCGTTGACCTCGGCGACGTACTGCTTGGCCTGGAGCTGCGGCGGGAACCCGTTCACCACGGCACCTCGGCCGGCGGGGTCGCGGCCGACACCGCCGCCTCCTCCGCTGACCTCGCGGCGGCGATCGACTGCTGGTCGGCCTCCTCGGCGTGCGCGGAGGCTTGCTCGGCGTACTGGTTGGCCTCGTCCGCGTAGTCGTTGGCGAGCAGGCAGAACGCGCGGGCGCGGCGGACGTTCCACCACGACACGGCCAGGGCCGCCAGGCTGACAGCCAGCGTCACAAGGCTGGGGATCACTGTGTCCACGCCCTCGCGCGGGCGGCCTCGAACTCCTCGGCCGTCACCTGCTCCAGTGTCGCGATGTGCGCCGCGCCCAGCTCGCCCTCGACCTCGACCTCGGAGAACCACTCGCCGTACCGCCAGCCCCGCTCGTAGCCCTGCCGCATCGTGTCCAGCACCGGGGCGATCGCGGCAGCCGCGTCGGCGTCGGTGATGTCCTCCGGGTACGACGCGCGCTCGCGGGCCGCCAGCTCCTCCAGCGGCCACACCTGCCCCCAGACCAGCAGCGGCCGGGGGGCCATCGGGGCGACGTACCAGCGGCGGACGTAAGCGCCGTGCGGGATGGCCTTCTGCGCGTCGGTGGCGGCGGCGAGCATCCGCTGCTCGTCCCGCCGGGCCGTCTCGAATGCGAGCCGCAACGCGGTCGCCGAGTCCGGGGCGGCGCCCGCGATCATCCGGGCTTCCATGTCCGGGGTGGTGAACTCGACGTCGGCCAGGACAACCGTGCCGTCCTTGGCGAAGTACTGGATCATGACCGGTCCTCTCTGGCGTCGATGAGCCGCCGCACCTTCGCGGCGGCGGACACCGCATCCTCGCCCGGGTGCCCCAAGTCCCGCAGGCCGTGCTCGGCGGCGGCGGCCCCGGTGGGGTGCAGCGGGACCGGGCAGGTGTACGACAGCGCCGACTCGTCCAGGCTGCCGGACAGGACGCCGAGCCGGACCGCTAGCAGGTCGCGGGGGGCGCGGTAGCCGGCCCAGCCGGCACACACCCGCTCGGGGGTGCTGTGGCAGTGGAACGCGCCCAGTGCCCCGGTGAGCGCCTGCTGCCCGGCCGGGCCGTCATAGCCGGGCAGCTTGGCGTACTCCTCAGCAGCCCACAGCCCGCTCGGCGCATCGAGCCGGTACGGGCACGTGACGCACGGCTGGGACCGGACCTTGGCAGGCTCAGCCATCGGACGCACCGGCCTTCGCGGCGGCCCGGCGGGCCAGCCACGGCTTGATGTCCGACCACGCCCACTGCGGGGCGTCGCGGATCGTGACCTGGTGAGTGCCGCCGCCGCCCCGGTTGGCGACGTTGACCTTCCGGTCCGCCGTCAAGACAGGGCCGGGCAGGTCACCCGGCCACGGCGTCCCGGCGGCCGACCGCTTGCGGGACAGGTGCAGCAGCACCGTCACCGCCTTGGCCGACCGGTAGCCGGCCAGCCGCGCGACGTCCTCGGTGAACAGCAGCAACTCCGGCGACCCGGGCAGGTCACACCGGCAGCCAGCCTGGTCGCAGAACATCATCGGCGGCGAGTTGAAGTGAGCCGTCATCGTTCCTCTACCTCCGCCGGCGGTTCCACGCCCGGGTAGTCGCTAGCGGTTTCTTGTCTGGCCACCTTTGGGCGCGGTCCGATCCGTTCCAGCCAGGCATGGAAAGCGCGCATTTCCCGGGTCGCTGCCCGGCCGCTCTCGCTGTGAGCGTCATGCACAGCGAGCGAAAAGTCGCCGAAGTAGTCTTTCACTGTGTTCACGCGCATATCGCGACGACGAGCTGCTGCCACGATCAGGCGCCGGAACACGTCTTGGTTCGCTACGCGATAAGCGATCTGGCCGAGGCCGGTGCAACTGATCTCGTCAAGGATCTTCTCAGCCCATGCGTCGGTTCCGAAGCGCAGACGCACCTGCCTCGGGGTGCAGGGATCATTCATCAGGTCCACCTCTCCAGTGGTGCTTAGGCGGGCGCCACGCCCTCCCGGGGGGGGTGGGAGGACGTGGCGCGACCGGTCAGGCGCGGGCCGCGACCCGGGCCGCGCTGGCCAGGATCTTCTCGGCCTCAGCCTGGATCTCGTAGGCGTCGTCCGCGTCGCCGACGGTCTGCGCGAACGCGGTCGCGGCCTGCATCACGCCGCCGGCCGTCTCCTGGCCGCCCCGCCAGAAGAACCCCAGCAGGTCGTCCACCGCGCTCTTGGGCAGCGACGACGACTGGGCGACCACCTCGGTGATGACGGCCTTGGCGTCGGTGACCGGCACGCCCGCCTTGGCGGTCAGCTCGGCGACCTGGCGTTCCAGCCAGTCGGTGTTCAGGAACCCGGCCACCGTGTCGCGGGTCCTGGCCGCGATCAGGGACAGTTCCTTGTCGATGGTGTCCTGGGACCAGTTGATGACGCCCTGCTCCTGCCGGGCGCCGAGGTGGGTGCGGTCGAACGCGGCGGCCAGGGTCAGCCCGTTCTTGCAGACCCGGACCCGGATCTCCGGGCGGATCGAGAACCCGCCCTGCCCGACCTCGCTGTTGCGGATGACGAACCCGGCGAACACGACGGGCTCGGTGCCGGGCGCGTAGCCCTGGCCCTCGCGGGCCGCGGCGGCGAGCGCGTCCGGGACGGCCCAGCCGCCGGCGTCCCACTCGACACCTGCCGGGCCCTGGCCGCCGGGGAACGGGTTGCGGTAGCCCCCCAGCAGGCCGGGGGCCAGCGCGGCGACCTCGGGGGCGCGGACCCGGACGTACATGCGCCGGTCCGTCAGGTCACACGAGTCGACCTGGACCTGGACGCCGGCGTCGCGGATGCCGGTCAGCGCGGCCACGAGAACGTCGAGGTTGTCGATGATCGCGTACTTGTCGGACAGCATCGCGCGGGCCACGCCGTGGCTGGCGTCGTCGGCGCGGAACAGCCGCAGCAGGAACGAGCGCGGGTCCGGCGGAACGATGACGTTGCCGTCGCGGGCGGGGAAGTTGCCGCCCTCGGGCCAGCCGTAGTCGGTCAGTCCGTGGAGCCAGCCGTTGACGTTGGCGTCCCACAGGTCCGGCCGCAGCTCCCGCATGCGGCGCACGTACTGGAGGTTGATCCCCAGCTTCTCGGCGACGCCCTCGTCGAACACGGCGGTCGGCTGGTAGGTGCCGGCCACGGAGGTGACCCCGTCGTCGTTCATGATGGCCTGGTCGCCGCTGATGACGACTTGCCCGCCCTGGGCGTGGAACCCGGCGGCGTTGACGATCAGGTCGAGGCGGCGGGCGCGGCCTGTCTCCAGGATCTGCCGCAGCGTCCCGATGTCGGCGTTCCTGGCGGTCAGTTGGTTACTCATCTGATGCTTCACCCTCTCCAGGTGATCCGCCCCCCGGCCCCTGTGACCCGGGGGGCACGATACTAGTAGTGTACACGTCGTGTCAGCACACGCAACCGGAACAGTTGCAGTTGCACGACGCCTGGCAGGTGCAGCGGTTCGTCCCGCAGCAGTTGCCCTCCGGGTCGCCCATTCGCTTACCTCCCTCCAGCCGAAGCGCGGGCGATCCTGACTACCAGGTCCCCCTCCTCGTCGAACCCGACCGGGCACCCCAGCTCGCCGAGCCGGCGGGCAGCGCCCCGCTCGCCGTGCACCAGCTTGAGCGCCATGGCGATGCCCAGCCACTCGATGCTCGCGGCGACCGCCGTCACCTTCTCATCAGGGCTCAGCTCCGCCGAGCCCGCCACGTCCAGCAGCCGCACCGTGACGTCACTCATCGTCGCCGCCCCCCTCCGGCTGCGCGGCTGGCGGCGACGTGCTCGCGGATGACAGCCTCGCAGAACGGCCGGAAGACGAACGGGTGACGGCGCTTGTCGTACCCGGCCGCATCAAGGGCGCCCATCGCCGCCTGCCACGCCGCGTACACCGGCTTGTGCGTGTCGTACCACGCCAGCCAGCCGGCACTATCGACTGGCAGGTCGTCGGCGTCGTTCTCGAACGCGTCACCGGCGGCCTGAGACGCGGTCAGCTTGCCGTCGGCGGCCAGGGCGGCCTTGGCGGCCCTGTACAGCTTGCTGGTGGTCATCCGGTCACCTCTCCAGGGGTGTCGTGCTCGTGGGCTTCCGTGCGGTCGCAGTCCGGGCAGCGGCCGAAGATCGCGCGGACCAGCCGCAGCTCCCGGTTCGCCGGGTCGGCGGGCGGCAGGCACGACCCGTCGTGCTCGCCCGGCTGGTGCCCTGCCGTGCAATAGGTGCGGGCGGCCCGGCCCGATGCGCAAGGCCCGCAGACCGCCGCGTTCGGCTCGGCCCGCTGCGGGTCGCCGACCGTGAACTCGACGGGCACGTCGGCCAGCTTGCAGACCAGGCAGCGGATCGGGATCGTGATCACCAGCCGGGCCAGCGCCTCCACCTTGACGATCACCTTGCCCGCCAGGGCCGTCTCGCCGGCACGGGCAAGCCCGGCATGGGCGGCCCGGAGCGCGTCGTAGTCGGCGCGGGCCCACGACAGCCCGGCGTAGGTCTGGGCGTACTTGCTGGGCGCGGGCGCCGGCAGCGTGCGCTTGGCGGTCATCGTTGTTCCCCCCTTCTCGGACCGGATCGGAGATCCGGCCCCGTCCTCCAAGTGCTCGAAGTACCCGTGCAGGCTGCGATCGCTGCCGGGGTGGCTGTGTTCGAGGGTCTGGCCCTGGTACTCGTGCCTGTGCATCGTCATGACGCCCTCGCCAGGGTGGTCATGGCTTTCGGGTCGGGGCTGCCGTACGACACCCACGGCAGCGAGTCGTCGCCGGGCTTGGGGACGCACACCAGGGTCATGTGGGCGAACGAGCGGGGCAGGTCATCGGGCGACACCCAGAACGTGCGGGGCGACGGCCCGTCCGACCAGATCACGCCCCGGGTCACGATGCCCTCGCCGCGCTGCGAGTCGGTACGGGTGTAGCCGATCGGCTTACCGGGCGCGTACTGGCCGGGCTGGTAGTCGCGGGCGGCGGGCATCTTCCATGATGGCCGGACCCGGCGGCACCACGGGGGCGCCGGGGCGGCCTGCCAGTCGGCCACCTCGATGTCGGTGGCGGCGACCCGGACGGAGCCATCCGCTTCGGCGCAGGCGCAGTGGCTGGGCTGCGGGCCGGCAGCGGTGTTGCGGTACTCGGGGTGCCCGCACTCCTTGTAGCCGGTGTACTCAATGTCGGTGGTGGTCATTCTCGGTGTCCTCTCCAGGGGACCGGAGCGGCCCGCTGGCCCCTCCACTACTAACTATACCCCGTCCCGATACCAGTTAACCGGGCGGGGGGCCGAGGATCTTCACCAGCTCCCGCCGCAGCACGGCCAGGCCCAGCGACCAGTGCGCGGACGCGGCGCGGCGCGGCGTCAGCCGGCGCCCCGCCCACTCCCGCACCAGTTCCAGCCGCGCCGCCGCCTGGGCCGGCTGCTCCAGCCCGGAGTGCATGTACGCCAGCCGGGCCAGGGCAGCAGCCTCGTACCGGCCGCCCTCGAACCGTGACCGCCACGGCGCCCCCAGCTCGGCGCACGTCTCGCACCTGGCCATCAGGTCGCCGTCCGGCAGGCCGGAGAACACCACCCGGTGCAGCCTGCCGCGCACGCCGGCGGGGACCGCCGGCCGTGGCCAGTTCCGCCCGGTGACCGTGGTCGCCGGCGGGTCCGGCGGGCCGGCCGGGCACCAAGCCCGGTGCGTCCGCCACACCGTGGCGCCGACCCCGCAGATGCACGCGGAGCCCGGGGCGGCGCTCACCCCGGCAGCATTCCGCCGGCGACCGCCCGGTCGATGACGTCCATGGCGGCCGAGGCGAGCCGGTTCGCGGCGGCCTGGCGGCGCAGCGCGGCGATCTCGCGGCCGGCGATCTCAGCCGCCCGGCGCAGCCGCTCCGGGTCCGGGCCGGCCCAGGCGACCGCGACGTCGGCGATCAGGTCCGCGAACCGGTCGGTGCCCTCGCTGCACAGGCAGCCGATCCAGCCGTGCCGGTGGCAGGGCTCCGGCCGCTCCTGCACGCGGCGGGGCGGCAGCTTAGCGACCAGCGCGGCGTGCGCTGCGGCCTCCTGCTCAGGGGTGTAACTCATGGTGATCCTCTCCAGGGATTCAGTTAACAACGGCGCGGGCTGTCAACGCACCCGCCGCGCGCGCCGGGCCTCGGCGCGGTCGCTCTTGACGGTCATTTCCGGTGTCCTCGCCAGGGAACCGGGGGGCCGGACAGCCCTCCGCTACCAATAGTAGCGTATCCCGATACCAGTTAACAAGCTGGGTTTTCGCCCGAACCCGGGGACGGCCAGCCCGGCAATCCGTACCGTGCCCGGTGACAGGCGCTGATCCCGGCAGGACCAGCACACCGGCTCCCCGGCGGGCGCGACCAACCACCATCGGAGACGCATGTCCAGACACCGCGCAGCGCCCCGCCACGCCCGGCCGCCACGCCGCCGCCTAGCCCGCTACGCCCTCGCCGCCGCCCTAGTCGCCGGGCTGACGGCGGGGGCGCTGTCCGCTGCCGGCGGCACCGCCGCGCCCGCCGCCAGCTACGGGGCGATCGCGGCCCTCCCGCCGCTGCCCGTCCGGGGCAGCCACGACAACGCCCGGCTCGCCGAGCTGAAGCAGTCCGCCGCGCTGCTGCGGACCCGGGCCATCCGCCGCGACGCCGCCAGGACCAGAGCCCGCCAGCTCGCCGCTGCGGCAGCCACCGCCGCGCCGCCGCCCGCCCCGGCCCCGGTCCCGTCCGGCAGCCCGCAGCAGATCGCCAGCGGCATGCTCGCGTCCTACGGCTGGGACGCTTCCCAGTTCTCCTGCCTTGACGCCCTATGGACGCGGGAGAGCGGCTGGGACGTCAACGCCACCAACCCGTCCAGCGGCGCCTACGGCATCCCCCAGGCCCTCCCCGGGTCGAAGATGGCCACCGCCGGCGCCGACTGGCAGACCAGCGCCGCAACCCAGATCACCTGGGGGCTCGGCTACATCAGGGACACCTACGGGTCGCCCTGCGGTGCCTGGTCCCGCGAGCAGTCCGACGGCTACTACTCCGCCGGCGCCCGCCTGCTCACCGCCTCCGTCACCGCGCCCAAACGGCTCCGCGCACTGCGCTGGGCCGAGCACTACAAGGGCTGCTGGTATAGCTGGGGCGGCACCGGGCCGTGCTCACGCGGCTTCGACTGCTCCGGCCTGGTCTACGCGGCGTACCGGCACCAGGGCTTCGCGATCCCCCGCACCACGTACGGCATGCTCGGCTGGCGGCGGCTCAAGCGCGTCGCCCGCCCCCGCCGGGGCGACCTCGCGTTCTACGGCCCCGGCCACGTCGAGCTGGTCACCCGGCTCTGGCACGTCACGTTCGGCGCCCACGACGCCGGCACCAGAGTCGGCTACATCCGGTGGAACCGGTTCTGGGAGCCGACCGCGTTCTACCACGTCCGGGGCTCCGGCTAGAGCACCTTCACCGACTCCAGCAGCACCTTGACCGACTGGAGTTTCTGCCACGTGTCAGCGTCGCCGCCGCCGTGGTCCGGGTGCAGCCGCCGGGCCAGCCGCCGGTAGACCTGGTCCGGCGTGCCGCCCTCCAGCTCGCCGAAGTCGCGCAGCGCCGACGTCATCCAGGCGATCGCGCGGCGCGGGTTCTCCAGGTCCGGGTCGGGCGCCGACGGGCCCGCCCCGATCGCGGGCCGGAACCCGACGTACTGCTCGCCCCTCGACACGCCGTACCTGTCGACGGCGCGCAGCGCGGTCAGCGCCAGCGCGACCGCCCGCACGTTGTCCCGCCAGTAGGTGTACTCGGCGGTCGCGAACCGCTGCCTGCCGTGCCTGGACTCGAACACGACCCGGACGCCGGGGTGCCGGGGCGCGGCGGGGGGCCTGACCGAGTGCCGGTCACGGGTCAGCGACCCCATCTCGGTGTCGATCTCGACCACGACCAGGCCCGCGTCCAGTCGCCCTGTCTCGTCGGCGAGCAGCCGCAGCGTCTGGTTCCACGTCGACCGGAACGTCGCCTCCCGGTGCCCCGGCTTCGCGGTCCACGGCTCGGACCACGGGCCAAGTTCCCATCGCATGCCGCTCATTGGTCGTCCTCTCCAGTCCAGATACTCCAGCAGAACTCGCCGTCGAGCAGGATCAGGCCCCGGTCCCACGACAGCACCGGGACGCGGGCCGGGTCGCCGTGCGACGGCACGACCCACCCGGCGGCATCGGCCCGGTTGTGGTGCGCCCAGCCGTGGCAGCCCGTTGTCCCGGACCCGCAGAGCGCGGCCCGGTTCTCCGGGCCGTCGGAGCCGCCCTGGGAGCGGAGCTGGCGGTGGTGGCACGACCAGCTCGGCGACCGGGGCTCGCCGAGCGGCCGGCCGCAGCGCAGGCACCGGCCGCTCTCCCGCAGCCACACGCCCTCCCGGACGTCATAGCCCGCAGGGCCGGTCAGGGCCGGCTGCTGATGGCCAGGCCCGACGTCCCGCCAAAGCAGTTCCACCCCGGCGGCAAGCCGCCCCAGCCGTCCTTCTCGGCCGTCGCCGTCAGTTGCAGGCACTGCGCGACGAGCACGTTCGGGTTCGCCGACAGGATCTTGGTCAGCTTGCCGTACGCCGCCGCCAGCCGCTCGTTCGTGGTGACCTCCTGCGCGGCGATCGCCGTGTTGCCGTACTGCTGCTGGACGGAGTTCAGCCGCGCCTGGGTGGTGCGGTCGTAGCGCAGCAGCGGCATCAGGATCGACACGATCTGGATCCGGGAGCCGATGTCGGCGTTCATCGCCTTGAGCACCCTCGGCTGGAACGTGGTGAACTGGCTGTTTCCGACCGTGGTGGACACGCTGACGTCCTGGATCGGGTTGTAGTCGCCGAGCACCTGGTTCGCGACCTGCCGCAGCTCGCGGACCACCACCGCGTTCTCGATCACCGGCATCAGGTCGCCCTGGTTGGCGTAGTCGGAGAACAGGCTGTCAGCGGCCTGGTCCTCGACCTTCCACTGGATCGTCACGTCCAGGCACGCGGTCTGCTGGCCGCCGATCCGCACCTCCAGGCACGGCGCGGTCGACGACCCGGTGTCGCCCTTCGGCGGCGTCGTCACGCCCACGAGGTCGCCCTTCTGGCAGAACTGGCCCTGGCAGCCCTCGAACGTCGTGGTCTGGATTGTCTCGTCGAGGACCCGCAGGTGCTTCCACGGCGTCCACGTCTCGTGCAGCCCTGGCCCGTAGGGCGCGCCGACGACCTTCCCGAAGCTGACCGGCACGCCGATCGACTTGGTGGGCACCGACTTGAACCCGGCGACCACAAACAGCAGGAACGCCAGCAGCAACGCCCCGGCGAACGTGGCGCCGCCCGCCGCGCCGTTGTACTTCCCGCCGGCTGCCACGGCGCCGATGACGCCGCCGATGACGACGAGGATCGCCAGTACGAACCAGAACATAGTGCACTTCTCTCTCGCGTTGCCTAACTGGGTTCCTGGGTGCCCGCGCCGAGGTCGTCCTCGGTTCGCGCGCGGGCGATCTGCCGCATCCTCCTGGCGTGCGCGGCCCGGTCTGCGGCCTCGCGGACCTCGGCTGCCGCCAGCCTCCGCGACCGGGCAAGGTCCCGCCGAGCCCGGTCCTGCGCGCGGCTGATGGCGGAGACGGCGACTGCCGCCGCGCCGCCGGCTACCAGCAGCGCGGCGGTCAGCGCCAGCACAACCGCCTCAGCCATATCACCCGCTCACATGCGGTCGGACTCGCCTTCGGCGATCGCGTCCATGGCCTGCGGGTCCGACATGACCGTCTCCCGCCACTCCGGCGACGCGAGCGTCATGGCCTCGGTTTCGGTCCACGTCCCCTCGACCACCACCGCATCCGGGGTCTGGCAGAAGCACATCCGCTTGATCACCGAGACAGGCAGAGGGCGGGACAGCGCGAATACCTGCGCCGGGTGATTCTCCACGCCGACGATCATCCACAGGTGCTCATGCGGGCGCGGGTGCCGGCGCCCGCGCCACATCACAGCCCCCTCCCCGGCTCGCCCTGGCGCCCGGCCGGGCCGGCCGGCTCCTGCCAGTCCGGGGCGCCCTCAGCGTCCCACCCGCCGGCCCGCGCCAGCCGGGTCAGCGCCTCCCGCAACGCCGGCACGTCGTCGCCCCGGTCATCGACCAGCACCCGCAGCTTGCTGACCACCAGCGCAACCTCGTCGTCGGACAGCTCAGCCGAGCTGGACAGCTTCAGCGGCCCGGCGTCGGGGTTCTCGGCGGCGAGGATCGCCAGGATGCCGAGCCGCACCGGCCGGTTCTTGTCGCCCCCGAGGCCGAGATCGCGGAACAGGGCGTGCATGTGCCGCCGGTCCCGGGCGTCGGCCTGCTCGGCGTCCGCGCGGGCCTGCTGCTCGGCGGCCTGCTCGGCGGCCAGCCGGTCCGTCTCGGCGGTGTCCGCGTCGACGTCAGGCCCGGCGTGGCGGGGCGGGGACAGCCGCTGCGACCGCGCCGGCTGCGGCGGGCGTTCCGCCTGGGCCAGCGCCAGCGGCTGGTGCCCCATCTCCTCCTCGATGTACAGGCCGCCCAGGTCCGCCGGGAACGCCCGCCGAGACCCGAACGCCTCGCAGCACTGGCCCGAAATCATGGCCATACCGTTGCGGCGGACAATGATCAGGTGGCTGGGCACGGTCACGCACCACACCCATCCGTCGGCGTTCGGCTCTACACCGATCCCCGGCCGATCCCGCCAGGGCCTCGCGACCGGAGCAGTCGGCCGGGTCGCGGAAATAGTAATCACCCAGTGTGGCCGCGACGAAAGGTCGTCGCAGTCCCTCTTGCGGGGGACACTGACCGTGTAACCGGCGGCAGCGGCCAGCAGCTCGATTGCCCCCACATGCTCCTGGTTGCTGGTACCGAGCCGGCACGTCGGGCCCTGCCGAGTGCCGTCAAAGTCCGCCCACGCGTCAAGCACCGCACGGGCCTGCTCCTGCGACATGGCCACGACCGAGTCCGGGCTCACCCTCTTACCCGGGCTTACGCCCGTACCGGACAGCAGGTCCAGATCGTAAACGAATGTCACCTTGTCGCTGCGGGTACGCACCGGGCGCGGGCCACTGGACACCCGCCCGGCGTCCTTCTTAACCGTGGTCCGGCAGTGCAGCCCGAGAGCATTCAGCGCGGCGATCTTCCGGGGCCGGGACACGCTGAGCAGTGCCCGTCGGCCCTGCGCGTACCCGTCGGCCAGGAAGTACCCGGCGAGCCGCAGTCGATCCTGTGTGACCGGCAGTCCCATGCTCCTGCCCGGAGCCGTCAACGGTATCCGCCACCGGGGCCGGTGTGTGGCGGTGTTCAGCATCGTTTCCGCCTCCACCTTCCCTGCGGTAGTCATCATGTCGTGGTTGGGTGTAACGCTGAAGTCCAGTCGTTCACCGTGGTAGCCGATCATCGGCCCGTCGTAGCGCTGCGCGAACGGAATAGCGCGGACTAGCTCGATACCGTGCTCAGTGACCTGCGCGATGCGTGCCGACCCGACGTCCGCGAACAACCGGAACCCCGCGTCGGTCAGAACCTCCGTATCGGACATAAAACACTTTTCGATCATGTGGTCGGCCTGCACCGCCCACTGCGCGGCCGGGTCGCCGTTCCGCTTCGTCGCGATGTAGGCGTTCGTTCTCAGCACAGCCGGGAACCGGTAGCCGTTCTTCAGCAGCACCACCTTGCACGCCGTCGGCACCCGGTCATCCCACAGCCACTCGGTGTACGGCCTGCCGTCCTCGTCGTACCAGACTGTCTCCTCGAACTCCACGCTCACCCGGTCACGGCGGGCCGCCCGCTCACGCTGCACCCGGAACCCGTCGATGCCGACCTGGATCGTCTGCCGCCACTCGTACGCCTTGATGTCGTCGTTCCAGGTCTGCCGGGGGATCAGGTAAATCTGGCGGATGAACGGGTCCAGGCCGGTCTTGCGGCAGTAGTGGAAGAACACCGCCAGGTCACCCTCCGACGGCGCCTTCGGCCCCGCCGTCCGCATGCCCAGCGACCGCAGCGCCGAAAGCTGGCTGCCGGTCCAGAACGGCTGGTCGTCGACGATCGCCAGGCGGGCGTCCTTGCTGGGGACCGACGTCCCCGGGGTGGCTGCCTGCTGTTCGGCTTCGCGGTCGGCGACCGCCTGCCGGGTTGTGGCCGGCTGATTACTCATGATGGTGCCTCCAGGGATGCGACCGCCGCGCTGGTGCGCAGCGGGTACAGGTTCTCCACGGTGCCACGCAGTACTGACACCTGGTGGCCGGTCAGCTTCAGGTGCGCCAGCGCATCATCGCGCAGCGACCGCGACAGGGGGCTGCGGTAGCCGAGCGGCTGGCCCGCCGGGCAGGTGAAGCACGTCCACGACTGCACGTATAGCGGAACCCCGTCGGTGGTGTACTCCATCAGTCCCACGCCCCCCTCGACGGGACAATCTTGTCGATCTGCTTGCCGGCCTTCGTGTACCGGGCGGCGATCTCCGGCTGCTCCTCGCGCAGCCGACCCGCGTCGATCCGTTTCGGCGCGGACACCGACCGGACCGCGAGGGACACGCCGTCCTTGTCGACCGCCCGCCGGCCCGTGCCGAGCCGTTCCCGCAGCAGGTTCGCCGCCAGGCCCAGCCGCTCCTCAGCCCGGTCAGCGCCGGCGACAGCGCGCCGATACCGGCGGGCCAGGCCCCACGGCACCTCCACGTTCCGGTCGTCGACCTGGCCGCCGAACCGGCGGGTGATCGCCTCGGCGGTGCCGGCCGACCAGTCGATGTCCGGCTCGTTCCGCGCCTCGACCCGGGCGCGGAACGAGTCCAGCTCGCCGAGGATCCAGTCGATGTCGTCCTGCGCGTCGGCGTCGCGGGTCAGCAGGTACACGGCGACCTCGCGGGTGTCGTGGAACATGGTCGGCACCCACACCCGCTCCGCGCCCGCTACGTGCAACTCGATCAGGCACTGCGGCCGGTAGTAACGCGGGATATGCGCCGTGCCGGGCGGCCCCCAGTGCAGCGGGTTCCGCCACCCTGCCGTCTTGCACTGCACCACCTGCGGCGGCCACGCCACCTCGGCCGGGCTGACCGCCGAGTGCTCGAAGGCCAGCCGGTCGAACGTGCAGCCGAGCCACGGCCGGTCGGCGTCGGCGTACAGGCCGCCCTCAGTCACCCACAGCTCCGGGTGGCGGCGGGCGAACCGCTGCGCCACCCACCCCTCCATGTACCGGCCCAGCTCCAGGATCTCGTCGTCGTCGTCGCCGGGCGGCTCCGGGTCGGTTTTCTCCCGGTACACGCTGAACGCCGACTGTTTCCAGCTCTTGGGGGCCAGGCCCAGGATGGCGGGCACGTCCGACGCGGTGATCAGGGCGTGGCGGGCTTTCAGCCAGCCGTCCCGGTCGGCCGCGACCTGGTCCTGCGACATCAGCAACTGGGCGGTCACCCGGGGCCCTCCGCCTCGATCGAGCGTGCCGCGCTGATCAGTGACTGGCCTGCCTTCAGCAGCGCGGCGTGGGCGGCCTGCTCCGTGAAAGTGACCTGCCGCGCCGTCGTCAGGACAACCCCGTTCGCGAACGCCAGCGAGTCCAGGTAGCCCTCGTCGAAGGCCACCGCGTCGAGACGGCTCGTGAAGTGGCCCTCGACGCAGCAGTCGTCGAGCGCGACCCGATAGGTCTTGCCGGGCTCCAGGTCCGCCAGCTCGGTCATGGCGCCAGGAACGGGAACGAATGCCCCGACCCGATCCAGAAGTGCGCGATGAACCCCGTCACCGTCAGGTAGGCCACCAGCAGCAGCCCGACCCCGGCCAGCGCCGTCACCCACCCCGGCGCGTCCCGCCGGGCGGTCACGGTCACGTTGTGCTCCATCTGCCACACCCACCGTTCCCGCGTCGGCAGCGGCGCGAGATACCAGTGACGGACCCACGCCGGCGGCCGGAGCCCCGGAAGGTCCGCGCGGCGGATGCAGTACCGGTCCACCGACCGGTCAACCAGCCAGCCGTTCAGGGTCGCGCCCACCGGAGCCCAGACCGGCTTGACGATGTGGCCGAGCACGAACCCGGCCGCGACCGTGCCCGCCGCGAGCACCAGGTGGTTCAGCGGGCCGCCGGCCCAGCCGGGGATGCCGAAGTCCAGCAGCCAGATCGCGCCCGTGATCCCCGCCGCCGACACCGCGACCAGCAGCAGCGGAGCCGCCAGCATGTACCACCACGGGGCGCGCCGCGTCCAGGTTTTGCGCTTGGCGATGAGCGTGCCGACGATCAGGTAGGCCAGCTCCGGTTCGCCCTCGTTGCGGTAGCCGTGCCGGTAGAACTCCCAGCTCGGCGACGCGACCAGGCTGTCCCACCACCCCTTGAGCCAGAACAGGTGCCAGTTCACCTCCAGCACGTTGAAGTAGACGCCGGCGACAAAAGCCGCCGCGCACGCGCCGACGACGGCGGACCAGGCCACGGTCTGCGCGAGCCGGAACCGGGCGGGCCGACCGTCGTTCATCGCGATCGGCGGGGGAAGCCGGCGGCGCAGCCGGGCAGCGATAGCAGACACCGTGACCTCACTTCACCAGGTAGGCGCGCAGCGCGCGCAGCGCCGCCTTGAACGACCGGCCGCCGGCCACGGCGTCCCGGTCGGCCTGCTTGACCGCCGCGAGCGCGGCCCGGCCGTCGCCGGCCTGCCCGGCCTTGATCACCCGGTTCTGGTCGGTGCCGACCGCCCGGAACCTGGCGAGGGCGGCGGCGAGCCGGGCGCGGACGCCGGTCACGCACGCCGGGGGCAGGTCGGCGCCCGCGTCGGCGACGGCCGAGCTGAGCGCGGCAGTCCTGGCGCGCACCGCCGCGACGGACGCGGCGGAGAACCGGGCCTGCGCGGCGGAGGTGTCGGCCCGGCCGGCTGCCTCCAGAGCGTGGCCGACGGCGGCCCAGCGGACCTGCCCGCCCGGCTGGGGCTGGCTGCCGTTGCCCTTGTACCAGGCGTGCGCGGCCACGATGCAGCCCGACTTGGACTCGGCCTTGTGGACGGCGGAACAGCCGGCGCCGCCGGCCAGCGCCGTGGCGGCAGCGAGCACCGCGAGCGATCGGTTCATGGGTGCGGGGTTTCCTCTCAGGTTCGCGGCGCTCACGGCGTGAGCACCAGTTCGGTCAGGCCGTGCCGGGTGACGCCGGCGGACTCCTCGTCCGGGTACTGGCACGCCCAGTGGAGGCCGAACAACCGCATCATCTCGCCCCTGGCCTCCTCGCGGGTGCCGGGCATCCGCACGTAGCGCCTGCTCAGCGGCACGCCGACCCCGGTCAACTGGCCGAGCTGGTGGTGGGTGGCCGAGGTGACGACCAGCCGGTGCGCCATGCCGAACGTGAAGATCCACGGGCCGTGGTCGTCGGGCGGGGTGCCAGCGGGGTCGCGTTCCAGCGCGGCGGCGGTCACCGGGCCGCCTCCGCCCGGGGCAGCGGCGCCTCGTGCAGCAGCGCCCACGCCTCGCTGATGACCTTCGACAAGACGTCCGGGACCATGGCGCCGACGAACCGGGGCGTCATCATCCGGCCGGACAGCGCGCCGCCGGGGCGGCGCCGCGCGCCGTACGCCTGCACCGACCGGACCCGGCCTTGTTCCTGTGCAGGCTGGCCGGGATGCGCGTAGAACTCGATGTCGATCCGCTGCGGGGCGATCGTGTCGCCCCCCTGCTGCACGTCAGGCCACCGGTCGGCGGGCTCGCGGTACGCGCGGACCTGGATCACGTATGTCGTCTCGATCTTCACTGCTCCAGCTCCTCGGGGATTAGCGGCCGGATGCCCAGCAGCCGCACGTACGCGTCCGCGTCCGGCGGGGCCAGCAGCACCGCCGCCGCGCACCGCACCGCCGCCAGCTCATCCTCCGCCGAGCAGTACGCCCGCATGCACAGGTAGTGCAGGCACTCCCCGACCTGCGGGCCCAGCGGCCCGGTGCCTGGCCGGCGGTGACCCGGGACGAGGCGGACAATCCCCGGCCATGACACCCCGGCACGCCGGTAGCCCTCGGCGGCGTCCAGCGTCAGCGGCGACCAGCCGCCGCGCCCCTGCGCCGGGGTGAGCGCGGTGATCTGCTGCTCGGCCGCGAACTCGACGTCGTCAGATCCCCGAAGCCAGTGCCGGAGCCCCATCGTCCACCTCCTCCGGCTTGAGCGTGACGACCGTGGCCAGGGGGAAGTTCCCCCAGTACATGATCGCCGCGAACGTGTTCGCGTCGGGGACGTAGCCCGGCTCGCGCAGCCGCGAGGGCACGTTCTGCGACACGCCCGCCTCGGCCATGGCCTTGCGCAGGCTGATCCTGCGGTGCGCGACGACAGCCTGGATCTGGACGAGCAGTTTCGCGTTGTCCAGGACGACCGGCCGGCGGGCCGGCGCTTCTGCCATGGGGTGCCTCCTGTCGGTTACCATTGACGCGGATCATGCTTGAGCGCTCGCGTTCGCGGATCTCCGCCCCTCGGGGCGGCCTCTCCAGGGGTGAGCGGGCCCGCCGGCCACTGACGGCGGGCCTTCTCGCTGCGCCCGGTCACCCGCACCGCCCGTGGCACCCGGCCGAGTGCGTGTTGCAGCACTTGCCGTCACCGTGACGGCTGCCCTCGCAGCCGGCACCGCGCACGGCCCTGGAGATCAGCGTGCCCTTGGGCGTGCGGACCTCCGCCTTGGGCTTGTGGCCGCAGGTGCAGTTGCAGCCGCTCTGCGTGCAGGCCGGGGCCGGACCCCGGCTCACCTGCCCTCGCCGCCCAGTGACCGCACGGCGTCGCGGCGTCGCGGGCGGCGTTGACCGACGCCGACCACCGGCCCTGCTTGCCGCTCGCCGCGTACATGAAGCTGACCGACCACAGCCAGCCGTCGCCCGGGTCGCAGAAGTACCCGACGCGCAACGGCGGGTTCTCGTAGTCGTCGGCCTGCCGCGACCGCGTCTTGCGCAGCCGCGCGGCCTCGGCGTGCAGCATGCCGACTGCGGCCAGCACGTCGGCAACATCCAGGTCGCTGTCGGCTGCCCACGGCGGGACCGGCACGGCCTCGCTCACGACGCCTCGCCGATCTGCCGCGCCCACTTGCGCGCGGTGTTGGCAGGGTCCTTGCCCAGCTCCCGGGCGATCTCCGCCCACGAGTAGCCCTTGCCGCGCAGCCCGGCCACCGCCGTCACCATCGCCCGGTCCAGCTCCGCCGCCACTTCCGCCATGTCCGCCAGCACCGTCGGGTCCGCGTCAGCGGCCCGCCGGGCGTAGGCGCGGATCATGCGGCGGGCGAAACCCTGGAACTCCCGGTTGTCCTTGCGCCAGGTCCGCGACGACCGGACCCGGCCCGTAGTCGGATCGACTACGCGCTTCGTCCGCGCAGGCCCCACCCGGTGTACTCCGCTGGGTACAGTTGCCGGGGCCGTCTCCGTGGCTCCCAGAGCCGCCTGCGCGGCATCCTCCGCCGCCGGCCCGTCAGTCAGTCTCATCATTCGTCCTCTCCAGGGGAACACTGCCACTGTAACATCGCTGTACCCGTACAGGTACAGTCTGCGGAGGATTCCCGCCAACACTATGGCCCCGCCCGCCCCGGCGATACCGTGTTCGGACATCACCAGTGCGCTATCCCTGGAGAGGAGCGGACCTTGCGTGATCACCCCGGCGGCCAGATCGAGAGGATGACCCGCGCCCTGCTGGCCGACCCGCGCGAGCGAGCCCGGTTCCTGGCCCTGTCCGACGAGCGCGACCGCGCGCACCGCCGCGAGCTGGCCGCCTGGCGCGCCGGGTACGCCGCCGCATGGCAGGCCGGCTACGACCAGGGCAGCGCCGACGAACACGCCGCCTGGATGGGCTACCACGCCCCCGCCCACGCCGCCGCCCGCGAACGCGCCCGCCACCCCGGATACCTGCGGCTCGAAATCCTGCGCTACGCCCCCGCCGGGTGGCACGGCACCATCCCGCCCGGCCTCGACGCCGCCGCCCGCCGCCGCTGGCTCGCTGCCCGCAAGCACCGCGCCGACCGGCCCGCCGGGACGGCGCGGTGAACCCGATCGACGAAGCCCTCGGCATCCACCCCGACCCCGGCGACGGCGGGCCCGACCCGCTCGCCAAAGTCGACCTCGGCGCCCTCGTCCGCGCCGGCCGCAAAGAACCGCGCCGGTTCGCCAACGGCCTGATGTACCCCGGCAAGATGCACTCCCTCACCGGCCCGCCCGAGTCCTGCAAGACGCTGATCGCGATCTGGGCCGTCCTCCAGGTCGTCAGCTTCGGCCGCAACGTCGTCGTCATCGACGAGGAGGCCGGGCGGGAGCAGACCGCCGACATGCTCGCCGCGTTCGGCGCCGACATGGACCTGGTCGACAAGCACGTCCATTACGTTGACGCCCCGGCGCTGTCCTACGGCGCCGCCGACATGGCCCGGCTCGGCGACCTGCTCCGCACCGCCGGCCCGGTGTTCACCGTGTTCGACTCGTTCTCCGCGATGCTGTCCTACGCCGGGGTCGACGAGAACAAGCCCGGCGACGTCACCCGGTTCTGCAAGCGCGTCCTGTACCCGATCGCCCGCGAGTTCGGGTCCGCTGTCCTGGTCACCGCCCACGACTCCAAGGAGGGCGGCAACAGCCGGTACGGGCGCGGCACCACCGCGATCCTCGCCGAGTTCGAGGTGGCGTTCAAGGTGTCCGCGATCAAACCCGTCACCCGCGCCCAGGACGGCATCATCAACTTCCACGTCCCCAAGGACCGGCCCGCGTGGCTGCACCGCGACTGGCGGATCCGCATCACCCGCGACCCGCTCGCCCTGCACTGGGACAAGGCCGCCGAGACGATCGGCCCCGACGGGCTCGGCCCCGCCGCCAAGAAACTCCTCGACGTCCTCGACGACACCCCGATGGCGATCGCCGCGCTGACCGACCGGCTCGCCGCCAAGTACGGCCACGGCCTCAAGCGGGAGACGGCCAGCAGGTGCCTGACCGAGCTGATGGAGTCCGGGCTCGCCGACCGCATCGACCAGGGCCCCGGCCGTGCCGCGCTGTGGCTCAAGCGCGGCAACCAGCTCCCCGAGGCCGAGGACCCGGCCGGGCAGGCCCTCGCCGCCAGCCGCGAGGCCAGGGCCGAGCCGCCTCCGCCGGACGGCCACGGCTGGCCCGAGGGCTCGGCCGGGGCGGAGGCGAACCAGTGAGCGGCCTGGGCGAGCGGTACACGTGCTCGGTCTGCGGCCGGGACCGCGTCAAAACGCGCAGCGACGGGGAAGCCCGCGCCGAGCAGTCCGCTACCTGGCAGCCGCAGTACGCCGGCGAGGACTCCGGCCTGGTGTGCGGGCCATGCTTCGCGGCGCTGATGGCATGGGTGCGAGCCGAGCACCCGGAGTACCTGCGGTGAGCGGACCGGCCGCCGCCGACCCGTGACCGACCCGTGACCGCACCTGTGACCGTCTCGTTGCTAGACCTGTGATCTGACCTGTGACCGTCACGCCTGCATGTACCGCAGCTAACAGGTACTACTACGGTGAGGGGTGCGCCTGACGGCGCCCCCGCCGGGGTTCTGGTCCTTAACCCCCGGTGGCTGGGGTTAACCTCAGCCGTCTACCCCCTGACCCCCATCCGGCGGAGTGTACTGATGGTGACCTGTGACCTGTCAAGTCACAGGTTCCCCGATCACGGGCCCGGGCGCCCGTGTACTGTCATTACACATCTGGAGAGGCAGACTGATGACGGAGCCGGCTGGCAGCATTGACCCGTGGACGGGCCCGTACGCGGCTGAGGTCCGCGACTACCTGGAGTGGTGCCGCGACGTGCCGTCGTCGAAGTACCACCCGAGCCCGGAGGGCGCACTGAAGATGATCTACCACCGGGGTGACCGGGCCAGGGCGGCCCAGATCCGGGACGCGTATGGCGCGGTGCACGCTGCGGAGCATCGGTGAGCGGGGGATGCGCGGCTGAGCACGCCGGCGTGTTCGGCCGCGAGGCCCCGGTCCGCTGGGTGGTTCGCACGGGCATCGCCAAGGCCGAGAACGCAGATGAGGTAGTACCTCAATTCGCATTTCAGGAGGCTGGGGCGTGCTCGCGGCACCTGGCCCGGGTGTGCTCGCAGGTGATCCGCGACGCCGGGCGCGGCCCGGACGTTCAGCTCGCCGTTACTGCGAGGCCGACGTGAGCCACGGCCCGCACGAGGCCCTGCCCGGCCACGCGCCGGGGCAGATCCTCCATGACGGATGCGCCGAGTGCGAGTGGCGGGCGGCCGGCCGCGACCTCGGCATCGGCGCTCTCGACGCGGCCACGTTCGCCCGTGCGTGGCAGCGGGCGGTCACCTGGCAGCGTGAGGAGCAGGTGCGGCCATCGGCTGCCGAGACGCCGCTGCTCGCCGTCCTGTGGGCAGTGCAGGTGCAGCTCGAACGGGCCGGGGTGCCGCTCGGCGTGCTGCCATGCGGCATCACGGTCACCGACGGGAAGCCGCAGACGTGGTGAGCGCGCCTGACGGGTTCGACCTGGCCGCCGCCGAGATCCGCGAGTCCGCCTCCGTCCTGCGGGTCGGCGGCCTGGACCTGTCGCTCACCTCCACCGGCCTGGCCCGCATCGACGGCGAACGGCTGACCACCTGGGTGCACAAGCCCAGTACACTGCGCGGTTTCGAGCGGCTGGAGTCGATCATCGAGACGACTCTGTCGTACCTCGCGGACCGGGACGTGATCGCCGTCGAGGGCCTGTCGTTCGGCGCGAAGGGCAGCGCCATGCTCGACCTCGCGGGGCTGCGCGCGGTGGTGACGCTGGAGCTGCACCGCGCCGGCCTGACGGTGGCTGACGTGCCGCCGGCGGTGGTCAAGAAGTACGCGACCGGGGTCGGCGGGGCGGATAAGTTCGCGGTGTACGCGCAGGCGGTGAAACGGCTCGGCGGCGAGTTCGTCGGCGACGACGCGGCGGACGCGGCGTGGCTGGCGCACATGGCGGCCGACTACTACGGCTGCCCGCTGGTGACCATGCCGGCGGTGTCGCGGGCCGTGCTGTGCTCGCTGACGATCCGGGGCAGGCGCAAGGGCTTGCCCGTGGTGGAGTGGCCGGACCTGGCCACGGTCGCCGGGCCGCCCGCAGCGGCCGGGCAGGAGAGGATGCCGTGATGGCAACGAAACAGGACATCGAAGCAGGAGTGGCCGTGAACATGGGCGGAACGGTGCCGTCCGGGCATGCGCTCGGGCCGATCCGGGCGCGGCTGCTTGATGCGCCGCGCGAGCGTCAGTGGGTGATCGGCCAGGTCGTCTCCAAGGCCACGAACGTCGACCACCCGCCCGACGCTGACGACCGCCGGGCGCCGGTCATGGTGTTCGTCGACATGGCCGGGGTGACGGACACGGCGGACTGCGACCAGCTCGACGCGATGATGACCCGGGCCCGCAACCAGGCGCCGGGCCAGACCCGGCTGGAGGGCGTGAGCTGATGTACTACGGGCCGGACGCCTCGTACACCTGGCCCGCCGACGACGTGGGCCACGACGACTACCGCCTCTGGCAGGGGCGTTACTGGCCGGCGGCGACGCTGGCCGCGATGGGAGTGATGACCGATGGCGCAGTCCAGCGCGCTGGCGCGTGAGATCGACGCCATGCGCAGGTGCGAGTCGGCCCTGGCCGGCCTCGACGACAAGGCCAGGTCGCGGGTGATCCGCCGCATGGTCGAGGAGTACGCCGAGAACGAGTGGATGGAACTGCCGGCGCGCGGCGGACAGCGGCTCCCGCCGCTGGAGGTGGCGGCGCTTGCCGATCCCGCTGTCATGGCCGCCGTTAACGCAGACAAGGCCGTCCCGGAAGGGGCCGGGGCATGACGGCGCCGACGTACCCAGGCCGCTACCTCGGCCTGCGCCGCACCGACCCGGAACGGCTCCGGCACACGATCCGGCTGCCCCTGACCGGCGCCACCCCGGGCCACCCGCTCGTCGCCGACCACCTCGCCCGGGTGCCCGCATGGAACGGGGCGACGAACTTCCACTTCGGCACCTGCGGGCCCGTGTCGGTCGTGAACAGCGCGATCCAGACGTGGAAGTACCTGCTCGGCGAGGACATTGCCGCCTCCGACCAGGCCATCTACGACCTGTACACCCGGTCCGGGAACCCAGACTTCGACCCGGCCACCGGGGCCGACGACTTCGGCGTCGACATGACCGTCATGCTGTCCGCGCTCGTCAAGGGCGGCATCATGGTCCAGCGGGCAAGCGGGCAGACCGAGATCGTCAAGCCGCTCTGCTTCGCCGCCACCCCAACCGCGATCGACGACGTCCGCGCGGTCACTTCGATCTTCGGCGGCGCCCTGCTGGCGGTAACCCTCCAGCAGGCGCAGCAGGCCCAGACCGGCGCCGGGCTGTGGGATTACTCCCTGTCGCCGCAGTGGGGCGGCCACGCGGTGCTGGGCGGCAGCTACAGCAGCGACATGGCCGCGCACCACGCTGACGAGAAGGTCGTCACGTGGATGCGGCCGGTCGGGACCACCGACGACTTCATGGCCCACCAGCTCGACGAGGCGTACGTGGTCGTGTGGGAGCCGCTGTGGGATCATCCGGCGTTCCAGGACGGCGTGGACCGGGCGCAGCTCGCGGCCGACTTTGCCGCCGAGACGGGCAGGCCGTTCCCGTTCCCCGCGCCGTTGCCGCTGCCGGACCCGATGACGACGCACCCGGACCGGACGTTCGGCCACGACCAGCGGGTCATCGACTGGGCCACTGTCACCCAGCCATCACCAGCCGTCACCACGTCGGAGGAGCAGTACGCCGCGCAGCAGTACCGGCTGTGGCGGCAGGCGCGGGGCTACGCCCCGTAGCGCGGCGCTGTGCGCCATTCTGAGGCGTGAGGCCCCGTGGGGTACAGGATCATCCACGGGGCCTCACGTTCGTCCTGGAACCTGCCAGCGGCGCGCGCCTGGCGTACTCACAGTCGGCACCGTCAGCGCTGCCGCCGGGCCGGCGGGTCGTACCAGATCGGGTGGCGGTGGCACACCATCACGTGCGCCACCGCCGGCCCGCACGTCATGGGGCCGCCCTCCGCGACCGTAATAAAGATCACCATGGCCAGCGCTGTGACGATGACGGCGAACAGCACCAGCAGGACATCGCTCACCAGGGCACCTCCGCTGGTACTCCTACCAGGCCAGCCGCGCGCGCGGCGAAGGCCCCCGGTCACCTCCCCCACACGGGGAAGGGCCGGGGGCCTTCTTTTCATCGTTGCCCTGAACGGGCGTGATGAGTCTTTACGCGGACGATTTGGGCGCCAGGTACGCGCCGACGTAGGCGAGCAGCGCCGGCATCGCCGCGTAGATGGCGGTGATGTCGGCCTGCGGCAGCGGGTGGTGCGTGACGTACGCCTGGAGCAGGCCAACCACGACCCCGGCGACGGCGGCGCCCGCGCCCGCGCCGAGCCACGCCCCGTGCGCCTTGGGCGACACCGGATCCCGGGGCCTGGCCCCGGGTGCTAGCTGTCCGCTCACGTCCGCCTCCCTTGGGTGGCGCCCCGGGCTCGCGAGGGTCCATGGACGCGGGCCGGGACAGCCGCTGGCATCGTAACCCGCGCCGCTGTCAGCCGGGGTAAGTCCCGGCGTAGATGACCGTGCCCGCCGGGGGGACCTCGCCGGCGAGGGCGTCCGCCGCCTGGCCCTCCAGCGGCCCGAACCCGGACGGCCGGTGCACCGCCGTCTGCCACAGCAGGTGCTGGGTCCGCAGCCCGTGCCGGGCGGCGAGCTGCCCCCACGTCGCGTGCCCGTCGGCATGTATTTCTATCGGCTCGGCCGGCGGGACCGGGGCCGGGTCGCGGATCAGGTGCGCCCGGCGGATGATCTCGGCGCGCTGCCCCGACCGGACGTGGGCGGTGAACGACGAGTCGGGGCACGAGTGCCGGTTCAGGTTCCACGGGTCGCACATGCGGTGGTAGGCGAACCCCTGGCCGGCGCAGTCGTCGCAGACCTGCAGCGGGAACCCGGCGAACCGGGACAGGAACTCGGTGAGCTGCGCCCCGGCGGTGAGCGCGGCGTCGGAGATCGGGATGTCCGGGTTCCCGGCGTCCTCGAACTCGATGCCGTACCAGGCCAGGTTCGCGGCGTAGGCGTGCCACGCTTCCCAGCCCTTGCCGACCGGGCCGAACTGGTGGATCCGCCCGGCCTGGGACACGCCGAAGTGGGCGGACGCCTGCCGGGCCGGGTCGTTGAATACCGCGATCGTGCCGGCCAGGAACCCGACCATCGTGTGCATCAGCACGCCGCGCATGGCCCCGGTCACGCCCAGCTTGCCGTTGACGCACGGGAACGGCGAGTTGTAGGTGATGTCGGCGTCGCCGCTGACCCTGCCGCTGGCCGTGTCGAGTCCGAGTGCGAGCGTCATCGCTTCCTCCTAAGTCGCCTTGGGGGCTGCAGCCCCCAAGGTTACGAGCCGTTCTCCAGCGCGGCCAGCCGCTGGCGAAGGTCAGCGACCTGACGTTGCAGCCGCGCGTTCTCAGCGGTCAGCTCCTCCTCGCGGCGCTCCAGCTCCCGGATCCGCCGCTGGTACGAGGCCGTCTCCTGCAACTGGGCGCGCAGCCCCGCGACCTCCGCCTTGCCCCGGTCCATCTGCTCCTGCAAATCGTCGATCACGCTGGACTGCACGATCACGGCGCCCTGCGCGGCCTGCACCACGATCCTCGGACCCTCGGCCCGCAGCCGCAGGTACGCGGTCAGCCCGCCGCCGCCGAACACGGCCACGATCAGGCCGACGATCGCAGCCGTCCAGTCACTGCCGACCGCCGGAGCCGCTGCGGTCAGCACCCCCACCACCCCCGTTCCCCGGCCGGATGACGATATGCCGGGTGCGCAGAGCACGAAGCCGCGCTGCCGCCGCGACCAGGAAAACCACATCGAAAAGGCCCGTCACCGCGAACGGCGGCCCGGGTCCCAGGTAGATGCCGTACAGCAGCAGCCTGGCCAGCAGCGACCCGCACATCATCGTCAGGCCGAGCGCCTCGACAGCGATCTTGTCGCCGGCCACGCCGGCCGCCGTGCCCGCGCCGGCCAGCAGGAACATGGCGGCCAGTGCGTCGGCCTCCCACCAGGGAAGCAGGGCGCTGACGGGGTCCGCCGACCCCCACCCGAGCAGCACCGCCGCCCCGAAGGCCAGGAACGTGACCGCGAGCGCAACCTCGAACGGAACTACCCCCAGCCGTGCCTGTACCAGCGCAACCCTCGACGTGACGCGCCGTTCGTGACCCGGCTCACGAACCATGTCCACCCATGGCCTGCCTTCCCCTGGCTGCTGAGCCTAGCCGCGCACGTGCGGCGGCCGGGCATGAGGCGGGCGCCGCTGCCAGCGGGTATGCCGCCCGCGCCCCTCAAACGACCACTGCAGGTGGCCCCTGTGCCGGAACACGTCGTACTTGCGGCCCTTCGCCCGCGCCGCCCGGGCGGACAGCAGCCCGGCGAAGTCCTCGTCCGGTGTGGCGAACGGCGTGATGTCAGCGGTGTCAGTGTCGTCGTCGTACTCGTAGCGACCCACCATGAAGTGCGGTGACCCTGCCTTGACCTCGCCGCCGAACCCCTGGTCCATCAGCATCAGCTTGCACACCATCGGCCCCTCGCCGCCGGCGAAGAAGCACCCGAGATCCTGGGGCTGCCCGTTCAGGGTGCGCAGGTTCCCGGCCCGGACCGTGAACGGTCCCGCGTAGCTGGCGCGCTTGTACCGCTTCAGCGCCGACAGGCCAACCGCCTGCGCGTCGACCTGGGTCATGGCCCCGTTGGAGGAGAGGTCCACGTAGTCCTCGGTGCGCCCGTGCTTGTCGATGCTGGCCTGGTCGAGCGCCCACACGGTGGCGAACAGGGCCGGGTAGCCGGCCCCGAGGTCGGGGGTCTTGCAGTAGCGGACCTGGATGGCGTTGACGTCGCCGCCGAGGGTCCTCGGCGCGGCCTCGGCGGTGAGGAGCAGCCGGTTGGGCGTGTCGTCATCGACGGGGAATATTTCAAGTTTCTGCCCGGCGGGGGTGCGGCGGACCCACCAGGTCAGGCCGCCCGGTGAGGTCATCTGGTTCAGCATCGCGTCGATGAAGATGCTGCCGCTGTCGGGGACGGACCCGAAGTACAGGCCGGCGGTTCCGTGCACCGAGGTGGGCAGCCAGGACAGGCCCCGGCCGATGGCGTTGGCGATGACGGTGTCGGGGGCGAGGGCGGCCCAGGAGTTCCCGATGCCGTAGTCGGCGGCGTACCGGCTGCCGAAGGTGCCGGACCCGTTGGCGGTGACTTGCCAGCCGCCGCCGGGGGCGGGCTCGGCGAGGGTGCCATCCCACACCACCGACCCGCCGCGGACCACCTCGACGAGCCGGCCGGGGTCGAGCGCGTCGGTGCGGGACCGGGCATCGACCCCGATGGTGCATGTCATGGCCTCGCAGCCGCCGGGCACCGTGTAGGAGTAGGTGAGGCCGCCGACGGGGCCGAGCGCGTTCAGGTAGCGCGCCCCGGTCCGGTCGGGGCGCAGGGTGCGGACCTTGGAGTGCGACACGGGCTCAGGCCTCCCGCCAGATCCGGGCGCCCTTGACGGTCAGCGAGTGCCCGGCAGCGCCTGGCGTGAACTGGAACGCCAGCGTCAGGTCCCGGTCACCGCTCGTGGTGAGGCCGGCCTGGTTCTGGGTGCTGGTCCACGTCACCGACGCGGCGACGCCGGTGGCGGTGCGCCAGTTCAGCTCGATGGTGGTTTCGGCCTCGGTCGCCGACACGAACGTGACGTGGCATTTCACTGACCAGCCCGCGCTGGCCGCGTTCGCCCACAGCCCCGCCGCGGGGACCGTCAGGGAGCACAGCGACGAGCCGCCCACCCCGTTCCAGTACAGGGTGAACATCATCAGGGTCGGCGCGGTGCCGCCGGTGGAGAACCCGCCGTGCGCGAACGCCTCGAATGCCTCGCCGCCGGACAGCAGCGCCGCGTCGGCGGCCGGGACCGTGTAGTGCGCGACCGCGGTGTTGACGCCGCCGCCGGACGGCCCGATCACGGCGTTGTCGACGGCACCCCGCACCGGCCCGGCCTGCCGCATGAACGCCGCGAAGCGGGCTTCGGTGGCGCGGCTCTTCTCCGACGCCACGTCAGGCCAGCCTTTCGAGCTGCCAGCGCGAGAAGTGGGTGAGCTGGCAGGCGGGGGCGCCGTCCGGGGAGTACGCCAGCAGCGTCTGGTTCCCGAACGGGTCGACGTGCAGCGGCGGCCCCGACACGTCCGCCGACCCGAGCACCGACACGGCCTGCCCCCGGTCGAACATCGACCCCATGATGTTGCCGATCTCCGCGGACCCGGCGGGCTCGTCAACCCAGTACGACGTGTACCCGGTGGGGGACTGCACGACGACCGTGGACCCGAGGGTGTCGAGGAACAGGGCGTCCTGGAACCGGTCAGCGGTGTCGCCGCTGGTGATGGCGACGGTGAAGTAGCCGCCGGTGTTGTCGAGCGGCATCGCGCTCACGGGCAGGGTCAGCTCGCCGAGCAGCACCAGCGGCGACTTCAGGTTCGCCGGGGTGATGCTCTGGGACGCGGCGGCGGGGTAGACGGTGCCGCCGGCCTGCTCGTACTGGCGGACCGTGGCGGTGACGGTGCGGGCGGCGGACGGGTTGTGCCACGAGCTGGCGACCACGTAGACGGTGACGGTGAACGGCCGGTCGGGGTCGCCGAACCGGGCCGCCGACCCGTCGATGAGCTGGGGCAGCGTGTACTCGGCGGTGCCGTCCGGCGGGTCGTTGGCGCTGAGCGCGCACCACGGCGTGAACGTGTCCGGGGCGTCGAACCCGGGCTGGTGCACGACGAGGGTTTTCCAGCCGATGGTCTGGGTGTAGGTGACGGCGACCTTGGCGTCGCCGCCGTACCCGGCGAGGTCGGGCAGGAGCAGCCGCTGCCCGGCGCCGCCGCCGCCGCCGCCGCCGGGCCGGCCGGGGGACCCGTACTGGGCGACGCCGGTCCCGCCCTGCCCGCCGCGCCCGGCGTCGCCGCCGCCGCCTGTCCCGCCCGCGCCGCCTGAGGACCCGGCCTGGCCCGCCGACCCGGCCCCGTCCGGGCCGCCGGCGCCGCCGCCGCCGCCCCCCGCAGTCCCGGATCCGGAACCGCCCGCCCCGCCGGCGTTGGCCGCACCTGAGGTCAGGGTGACCGTGTCGAACCAGTGCGCCTCGCTCCCGGCGGCGGTGGCCTTGACCCTGGCCCTGGCCCGGCACCACACGGCCCCGGACGGCGGGCTCAGGGTGGCCTGGGTGAGCGCCACGAACGCCGACGTGGAGTTGTTCAGGTCCGCGCCGTACAGGGTGCCCAGGGAGACGCCGTTGGAGTCCCAGAACTCGGCGCCCAGCGAGCACGCCCGCACCGTCGTGGCCGCCTTGGCGTACCCGTTCACGACGACGGGCAGCAGCGGGTCGCACGGCTCGCCCTGGCTGGCGTAGTTCGCCGCCAGGCACGACCCGGCCGACATGTCCCCCGACGCGGTCGAGGTCAGCTTCAGCGACCCGGTGCCGGCCTGGTGCTGGGTGGCGTCGGCGGTGGCGGTGCCGTTGCCTGTGCCGACCCAGTTCCCGATCCCGCCGTCGAAGCTGGAGTTCTGGCCGGCGAGCTGCTGGATCGGCGCGTACCCGGTCGCGCCTGCTACTCCCGTGCTCACGTTGTCGGCCATGTTGGCGCCGCCGTGGCCGCGGACGGTCACCCCGAGGTCGGTGGTGAACTTCGCGTCGCCGGGGGTGCCGGCGGGGCCCTGCCCGCCGTGCGGCACCACGATGGTCTGGAGCGCGCCCGCGGTCATGGGCAGGCCCGGCTCGGCGGCGTACTCCCCGCCGGGGCCGCCGGCCCGGCCGGCGCCGGACGTGTCAGTCGAGCCCTTGCCGGCCGGGCCGGTGCACTCGGTGCGCTGCGCCGACACCAGCCCGCCCGGCGCCCGCCAGTAGAACGTGCCCGGCGTCGTCCACTTCCGGGTCACCGTCTGCACGCTGCCGGGCGGCTGGGTGAACTGCAAAGAGACCGCCGACCGCGCCGACCCGGCGATGCCGGCCAGGCTGACCAGGTTCCCCGACGCCGGCTGCACCTGCTGCGCGGAGGCGTAGGGCACGGCGCGGAACGTGTCGAGGTACACGTCGGTGTACTGCAGGTCCCCGGCCTGCCGGTTGCTGATCTTGATCGTGTAGCCGGTGATCGCGGCGAGGTTCAGGCTGCTGCCGGACGGGATCGGGACGTGGATGCGCTGGAACGCCGGGTCCGACGCGTTGCCCGACGTGCGGACCTTCCGGGTCACGTGCGTCGTCGCCGAGTGGGTGCCGTCCGAGAGCGTGAACGCGAACTGCACCGGGCCGCGCTGCCCCTGACCCCACCACGGGAAGAACAGCGACGCCCCGAACCCGGCGATGACGGACAGGCCGTTCAGCCCGGCCAGGTTCAGCGGGCCCATCCCGGACCGGGTGTACGAGGCGACGAGGCCGGTGCCGGACCCGGCCGGGTCGTAGTGCGCGGAGAACGGCCCCGGGCCGATCAGCGCCTGCGACCACCGGGTGCCTGACACCGTGGAGAAGTCGTCGATGAGGACCGGGCTGGCCGGGGGGGTGCGGCCGGACAGCGGGACGGGGAAGTCGACGGTGACGGGCTGGTCGGACCGGCCGTACGGGTGCGCCTCGAACGACACCAGGACGTTGGAGACGAAGCTGGCTTCCTTGAGCAGGTCGTAGTCGACGACGGTGGCCTGCGCGCTGTAGCAGTCGAGCACGAACGGCAGCCCGCCCGCCCGGGTCCAGGTGACGGTGAAGGTGCGTGCGGAGACGGCGCGGATGAGGACTTCGCGGGCGGCGGCCAGCGTGGCCCGGTCCGGCGCGGTGATCTTGACCGGGAGGGAAGGCTGCCGGTTGGCGGCGTGAGGCTGCCCCGCCGGCCGCTCCCCGTCGAGCATCGACGCGACCATGTTCGCGGTCGGCTGCGGGGCGGACAGGTCGAACCCGGGCACCAGCAGGAACACCGCGCCGGCGCACGCCGGGATCGTGGAGGCGACGCCGCCGGCGAGCAGCTCGATGTCTGGGGTGAGGAGAAGGCTGTCGCCGGAGGAGACGACCAGCAGGCCGAGGACCGCCGCGGCGGTGGCTGCCAGCGAGTCGGTGACGGTGACGCCGACGCTGAACGTGCCCGCCTGGACAGGGGTGCCCGAGATGACCCCGGCGGAGGACAGGGTCAGCCCGGCAGGCAGGCTCCCGGATGTCAGCGACCACGTGTAGGCCGGGGTGCCCCCCGCGGCGGCCAGGGTCGCCGTGTAGGCGGTTCCGGTGGTTCCGCCGGGCAGGGTCGTGGTGGTTACCGTCAGCGACGTGACCGTGATGGACAGGGCGCGGGTGGCGGTGGTGTAGGCGTCGGCGGCCTGCACCGTGAATGACGAAGTTCCGCCCGTTGTGGGCGTGCCGGTGACCGCGCCGGTGGAGGCGTTGAGGGTAAGCCCGGCCGGGAGGGATCCCGAGATGGTGCTCCAGGTCAGCGACCCGACGCCGCCCGACGCGGCCACCGCCCCGGAGTACGCCTGGCCGATGACGCCGCCCGGCAGGCTGGCCGTGGCGACCGCGAGCTTCGCCGCGACGGTGACCGTCAGGGTCACGGTCGAGGTGGCGGCGGTGGCGTCGGTGACCTGGAACGTCACCGACTGCGACCCGGCGGCGGTGGGCGTGCCCGACAGCACCCCGGCCGAGGAGAACGCCAGGCCCGCGGGGAGCGTCCCGGACGCCTGCGACCAGGTGTAGGGCGTGGTGCCGTTCGCGGCGGCGAACGTCGCCGAGTAGGCGGACCCGGCCTCGGCGGCGGGCAGCGAGCTGGTCGTGACCGACACGGCGGTGACCGCGGCGATCGTGACCGAGTACGCCTGGGTGTCGGTGTGGCTGGCGGTGTCGGCGACCTGGACGGTGAAGTTGTACACCCCGGCCACGGTCGGCGTGCCGGTGATCACCCCCGCCGAGGACAGCGACAGCCCGGTCGGCAGCGTGCCGCTCGCCAGCGACCAGGTGTACGCCGGGGTGCCCCCGGCAGCGGCCAGGGTCGTTGACGGGTAGGCGGTGCCTGAGGTGCCGTTCGGCACGGTCGCGGTGGTGATGTTCAGCGCCGTCGTGCCCGAGGTGCCGTTCAGCGCGTCGAACCACTGGTCGAACAGGGCGTTCCGGTACTCGGTGACCCCGTTCGGCGCCACCGACCCGTCCGGGACGGTGATCGCCGTCTCCTGCGTCAGCACCGAGTTGGAGTTGAACACCATGATGTCGGCGTTGGGCTTGCCCGCGGTCAGCCGCGCGGTGAAGAACGTCTTGACGTACCCGAAGTAGGCGGTGGCCTGCGCCTGCGTCTGCCCCGACGCCGGGTCCGTGCTGGAGTTGGCCTCCCACAGGCCGAACGGCTTCGGCGGGCTGGCGGCGTCCGCGATCGAGGCGGCGAGGTCGAGGCGTTCCCCGCCGTTGTACTCGCTGCAGTAGAAGTCGGTCGCGACCCGGTCCACCCACGCGTCGCCGGGGTAGTAGGCGTTCTCGCCGTGGTGGTTCACCGAGTAGATCGACGTGTCGAACGTCATCGGGAAGTACTGGCGGATCGTGGTCGCGTAGAACTGCCACCCGGCGACGAACAGCGACTGGGTGAGCCCGTCGGAGACGTGACCGGGCAGGCCGCTGCCGTAGGGCTCCTGCCACAGGCTGACCTCGGCGTTCAGGCCCGCGGTCTTCATCGCCGACAGGAACGTGTCCAGCGCGGCCAGGTCGGCGCTGGTCGGCGGGTTGAACGCCGGGCGCAGCGACATGCACACCTTGCGGCCCGCCGCGATGTCAGCCGCCAGGTCGGTGGGGACGGGGCTGCCGGCCGGGATCTGCTCCGTCGTGTAGTACTGGCGGCGGACCGTCAGCGTCCGCCCTGAGTCAGCCTGCCAGGTGTTGATGGCCTGCGCCTGCGTGGTCCCGGCCGGGAACGGCGACGACGGGACGTACGCGCCGACCAGCCCTGGCGTGCCCGTCGCCGGCGGGGCAGGGGAGAACGTGGCGACGACGCCGGCCCAGCCGTGCGCGTTGTCCGACGCCGTGTTCGACTTGCCTGTGACCGACACCGGGCCGCCGAGCGCGACCGACAGGTCGTAGCCGCCGTACAGGTGGTTGCCCGCCGACGCGGTGTCGGACCGGCCCAGGGTGAACCCGGCCGGGTCCGTCCACGTGACGGCGGCGGCAGTGGTGAAGTGCTCGTGGAAGCAGCACACCCAGAGGTCACCGGAGGCGGAGTTCGTGCCGCCGGCCACCGTGACCTGGGCGACCGTGCCGCCCGGCCCTGTCCCGTGAGAGTTCAGCACCCACGTCGCGTTGGCGACGTCGGTGTGGAACTCCTGCAGGTAGCCCTTGATGTTCGGCGTCCCGGAGGCCACCGAGCACAGGACCCCGGTGATGCCGCCCGGGTTGTTCGGGTAGTACCAGATCTCGGCGTGGGAGATGCCGCTGTTGCTCAGCCCGTCGGCCCTCTGCCAGCCGGCAGGCAGCGTCCACGCGTTGCCGCCGCCCTGGATCAGCCAGCAGACCAGCAGGTTCCCCGCCGTCGACGCGACACCCAGGGTGGGCGTGATCGATATCGCCGAGCCCGTCGCCTCAGGCGATATCTGCACCGACGTCGTGGTCACGGCTTACCTCGGGGAGTACTCGGCGCGGAACGCGGCCCGGCGGGACGGCCCGCCGAGCGCGGCGGCGACCCCGGCGGCGGTGCTGCGGGCGTTGTCGTCGACGGCGCCGATCAGCTCGCCGAGCAGCCCCGCGATGTAGTCCAGCTTCTCGCCGACGTCGGACCCGGCCACGTACTCGCGGCCGGACTCGGCGAAACTGTGCCGCCGCCCGGTACGCAGCCCAACACCGACGACGGGCTCGTCGATCCACCCGCCCCGGCGGAACGACCGGCCCGGCGGGATCCCGAACCCGCCGAACGGCCCCGACGTCGTGAACGGGCTGATGATCGTCCCGAACCCGGTGCCGTACGCGTTGACCATCCGGTTCGCGCCGACCACGATGCCGACGTGGCCGGCGTTGGCTGCGGTGCCGTCGGCGCCGGCGAAGAATGCCAGCGCCCCCGCCATGGGGAACCCGATGTGCCGCGCCCAGTGCTGCTGCTCGGCTGCGGTGCGCGGGATGCCGCTGATCCCGGCCCGGCGGTAGAGGTTGAACGTCATGCCGGAGCAGTCCCACCCGGCGGGCGTGGTGCCGCCCCACACGTACGGCACCCTGCCGACGTAGGACAGCGCCATCCGGGCGATCGTCGCGCCGAGGACGGTGGTGAACACGCCCGACGTCAGCATCATCTGGGCGAGCTTCTCGACCGGCGGCCAGACCGCCGCCTGGATGACCGGCTTGGCCGGCAGGCTCGCCGTGACCGACACCCCGCCCGGCCGGCCGCCCTGGGCCATCTTCGGGAACCGTTTCGCGTTGACGGCCTCCATGAACGCCTGGCCGTAGTAGTCGACGGCGGCGGCGTTGTGCACGAACTCCTTGTTGGACAGGGCGTAGAGCCCGGCCGTGTCGGAGGTGCCCGTGCCCGGCCCGGTGACCAGCCCGCCGGCCGCCAGGGTGTGCTTGCCCTGGCCGGGTGCCTGGAACGTCCCGCCGAACGCCACCCCGACGTTCACGGTCCGGTTGTTGATGCCGGTCAGCGACCCGTTGACGTCCCGGCGGAACTGGTCGAACTTGGCGGCGGCTTCCTTGAGTTTGTCGCCGAGTCCGGGGATCCAGCCGAGCATGTCCGCTGCGCCGTGCAGGATCATGCCGAAGTAGCCGAGCACCTTGTCGGCCAGCCACGCGATGCCCTTGCGGATCGCGGTCGTCACGGTGTCGAAAACCGAGCCGACGAAATGCCAGGCGGTGACCGCAGCGTCACGCACCGTCCGCCATGCTGCCGGGACGGTCTTGGTGAAGAACGGCAGGAAAGTCTGCGTGAACCAGGACACAACGGCCCGCACCGCGACCAGGATGGCCTGCCACACGGCCTGCACGAAGTCGCGGAACCACCTGAAGTGCTTGTAGGCGTAGACCACCCCGACGACCAGCGCGGCGACCGCGATGATGACCAGCCCGATCGGGTTGGCATCCAGGGCGACGTTCCACAGCCACTGCGCAGCCGCAGCGATCTTGCTGGCGATGGCCTCAGCCTTCTGCGCCACCGCCGCCGCGAACGCCGCCACCCTGGCCGCCACGACCCGGGCCGTGTTCTCGGCCCATGCCGCCGAGCTGAGCACCGTAGCCTTCGTCCAGAGCGCCATCGTCTTAGCGCCGGACCCGATCGTGGTTATCAGCGACTTGACTTTCCCGCCGATCGTCCCGGCGGTGCCGGTGAACTCTGACGCGGCGGCGTTGGCGTTGCGGAACCCGGCGGAGAAGTCGAACAGCCACTGCCGGGCGGTCTTGATGTTCGCGAAGGTGGTCGTGATGCCGTCCTTGACTGACTTCAGCGGGCCGATGGTCTGCCCGAGCGCCGACTTGGCCAGCAGCATGTACATCACGAACTGGACGAGGCCCTTGTTCCGGGACAAGGTGGCCAGGATGCTGGTCAGCGGGCCGAGGAGCTGGAGCAGCGCCTTGCTGTTCGCCGGGGTCGAGATCCCCGCCATGTTGGCCCCGACGTTCTTGAGAACCATGACCAGGTTCTTCAGGATCGCGGTGACCAGCGGCGTGTCCTGCTTGAACATCGCCATCAGCGCCTGGAACCCGGAGTGCCGGCCGAGGGTCTGCCCCCACTGGGCGAACTTGGCCGCGCCGCGCTCGATGACCCCGGTCACCTTGATCGCCTCGGGCGCGAAGGCGCGCATGATCCCGCCGACGCCGACGAAGATGTGGCCGATGGTCCGCCCGAGGTTGACGATGGTAGCGAAGATCGCGGGGCCCATGGCCTTGACCCACCGGGCGAACCCGCCGCCCTTGACCGCCGCCGTCACGTCGTTAACCAGGAGCTGGATCGCGCCTGACGCGGTGCGCACCGCCGGGGACAGCGCCTTCAGCAGCGGGTGGACCAGCCGGAGGCCCTGGGTCAGGGGGGTCAGGACGGGCTTCTCCAGCCCGGTCGCCCACGCCCGGTACTGGGTCTTGGTCTTGTCGAGCTGGTTCCAGAACGCCAGGAACGCCGGCGACAGGCCCTTGAGCATGAGGGTGAGCTGCTTCTGCGCGGCCTTGCTGCCGCCGGCTGCCTGCTGCTGGAGCGTGGTGAGCTTCTTGATCGTCGTCATGACGTTGGACATGACGAGGCCGTACGCGCCGAGGCCGACAGCCCCGGCGGAGAACGCCGCCGCCACGCCGCCGGCCACCACGATCAGGCCGGACATCGCGGGCTCCAGCAGCCCGGTGGCCAGGTTGATGCCGAGCATCACCTTGGAGTACAGGCCCATCTTGCCGGTGTTCTTGCCGAGCGCGTTGCCGACCCCGAAGATCGACCCGGTCAGCCCGGCCAGGCTGACCTGAGACGATTTCGCCGCCGCGTCCTGCCGCTTCAGCGCCGCGTCGTTCCGGGCTACAGCGCCGTTAGCCCGGTCGACGCTCCGGGCGAACCGGTCGAACGCCGACGACCCCCGGTCGTCTCCGAGAATGATGAAGCGCAGGTTCGAGGCTGGCACCCGGTGGCGCTCCCTTCAGGACAACTGGCGCATGACGTCATCGATGGCGCGCTGGCAGGCGGCCCGCAGCCGCCCGGCGCGGGCAACGACCGGCAGCTCGAACCACCCGGTCGTGCCGTGCTGTCTCACCCACGTCCAGGCGCCGGCCTTGACCTGCGCCGGGCTCGCGAACCCCCGCCACTTGCGGGCGCGGGACGGCGCGAGAGTGAACCGTGCCCCGCGCGCGAACACCGGGTGCGACCAGCCCTTGGCCCGGTCGGTGTAGGCCGGCAGGTTCCGTTTGCCCTCGGGCATCCGGCTGCCGAGCGAGCTGATCGTCACCTTCACGCCCCGGCTGGTCACCGTCGCGGACGTGGTGATGGTGGCCGCGATCTCCTCCCGCAGCCCCTCCTGGTATCTGGCGGCCGGCATGTCGAGCGCGGACCGGCGGACCGCGTCAGCCGCCGGCGCCACCTCGTCGCGGAGCCGCTTGTACAGCGCGCGCCGCAGCTTCGGGTCGGCGGCCTTCAGCCGCACCGCCAGCAATTCCATCTGCGGGACGCCGGGCCCCGTCACCCTCGCCGTGCTCACCGCCGCCGCCTCCGCTCCTGCGCCGCCTCAGCGTCCGCCCGCGCCCGCTCCTCGGCCCGGATCCGGTCCTCCGCGACCCACTCGGCGATCTCCAGCGACGAGATGCGGCGGAGCAACTCGGCGACCGTCATGCCGAGCCGCTCCGCTAGGTCGAAGTAGTAGCGCCGTTCAGGGCTGGCCCGGAGTCTTTTTCCAGGCCAGCGATGTCCTCCTCCTCAAGCCCGGACAGCCGGGCGGCGACCTCGAACACCCGGCCCAGCGCCGCCGCCGACTTGGCGCCGAGCAGGTCGATGTCGTGCTGGGTGAACAGCGGCTCGCCTGTCTCGCCGACGACGCACTGCGCGACGAGCTTCGCGGACACGTTGCGGGTGTCGCGTCCGATGATCTGCCCGCCCCGGGCCACCGCCATGGAGGTGAAGTACGCGTCGCGGTCCTTGCCGGACAGGCCGCGCACGCGGACCATGCCGCCCCACTCGGGCACCTCCACGTCCTCGGCTGGCAGATCCTGGGCGGCGAGGATGTCGTCGCGGCCGAGCAGCCGGGCCGGCGCGGGCGCGTGCGGCAGGCCCAGCTCCGATTCGAGCTGCGTGATGTGGCCGTAGTCGGGTGTCTCGCTCATGCTCGGGTTCCCCCTATGGTCAGCGGGCCGGGTCAGGCCGGGATGGTGACGTTCTCCGCCGGAGCGCGGGTCACGTAGAAGATCAGGTTGATGGTCCCGGGGGTGCCGATCGCGTTGGGCTTGCCCTGCGACCCGACCTTGACCGGGAACACGTCGCACTTCCTGCCCGCGACGTCCCCGCCGGGCATCTTCACGATGAAACCGGTCGTGTTCCGGGGGAGCAGCGTCCGCACGTCCGCCGAGGCGACGTCGGCGTACAAGTTCAGGGTCGTGCCCTCGGCGATGACGTTGCCCGGGATCTGCGGGGTGAAAGCCGCCGCGTAGTCGGGGGTGTCAATGGCCTCGGAGCTGATCGCCCAGTCACCCGCCTCCGCCAGCTCCGGGGTCAGGTCCGTGCCGGCGTTGATCTCGGCGCGGGTCGGCGAGGCGATGTTCGCGCAGGCGGGCAGGAAGTTGTAGTGCGTGACGCCCTGCGGGACGTACCTGTTCGACGCGGCGATGGGGGTGGCGGGCATCGGCTACTCCTCGTTTCCGGCGGATTCCCTGGCCGCCTTGGCGGATTCCCTGGCGGCCTTCGCGGCCTGGGCCTTCGTTATCGGCTCCGGCTCCGGCCCGGGGGTGTCCTGCGCCGCCTGCTCGTCGTCGGTCAGGAGCCGCCACCCGGCCCGGTAGTGGTGCGGCAGCGACTCGGCGGGGACCTCAGCGACTGACCCGTCCGACGGGTGGATGATCTTCACGTGCGCGGGCTCTGACATGCGGGGCCTCCTACTGGCTGATCGCGACGACGGCGCCGCTGACGGTGCCCGCCGCGATGTCGATGGTGGCGAGCCCCGTAACCGGGTCCGCGTAGACGGCTGCGGGCAGCGGGATGACCGTGATGGCGCCGACCGTCGCCGGCAGGGTGATCCGCCGGGCGGGCGCGGCAGCACCGGCCGGCGTCGCGGCGGGCAGGCCGTCGACGGTGGCGTCGCTGCGCACGCGCACGTCGACATTGACCGTGGACGCGGCGCCGTTGACGAGCATCAGCCCGATGCCCGCGCCGCACGGCGCCGTATGGGTGAAACCGCCGAGCGCAGCAGACTGGACCGCCGGGTTCAGCCCGGCGTGCCCCGCTACCTGTGTGGTGAAGGCCGTGGCCGCCATCGGTGCTCCTTCTAGGTGATGGTGTAGGCGTCGCAGTTGACGGTGAAGCGCAGCCGGGCGAGCGCCCCGGAGTTGGTCTGGTCGCCGCGCAGCGACCAGTCCGACAGCGACGCGTTCAGGACCGCGCCGCCGAGGGTGCTGTCCGCGCGGAGCAGGTCGCCGACCAATCCGTGCAGCGCCAGGGCCCGGTCACGGGCGGCGGCCAGATCCTGGTCGCCGTTCAGCACGCTGGCAGAGCAGTGGATGTCGTAGTTCTCCCGGTCGCGTGTCCCGGCCATGCCCTCCGGGGTGATGGTGCCCTCGATCGCGTACTCGTCGGTGCCGCCCGTGTAGCCGACCGACAGGCACTCCGGGTTCGCCGTGCTGGCCAGCCCCGGCCCGTCGGTGATGTCCGCCCCGGCCAGGAACGCCGTCGTGCGCAGCGCGGACAGGAGCGCCGTGGTCGCGGCCCCCGACGACGACCTGTAGCTCATGCAGGCTCCATCACTCCGTCGCGGATGAACCCGTGCCACCCGTCCGGCTGGTTATGCCAGATCGACGGTGACACCGTGATCCGGGGCGGCGTCCCGGTGACCGTCCACTTCCCGCCGCCAGTCGCGGCCTGCGTCGTGACCCATGACCCCCCGTCCGGCAGGATGATGAGCCACGACTCGCCGCCGAAGTGCCGGTCAGCCCACGGCACGCGGACCATCGCGCCGGGCGGTGCCTCCTGAAGCGACCCCCACAAGATGAACTCGGTGCCGTCCGGCAGCCGGTAGACGGCGCAGTCGTTCCGCTGCCACTCGTCAGCCGCTGCGAACTCATAGCCGCAGGCGCACCTCGCGGGCCACCGCCGGTCATCATGCGGCCAGTTGTCGCCGTGCACCGCCTCATGCTCGGCTTCGCTCACCTCGCCGAGAGACACGGACGCGTCGTGGTAGCCGGAGACGGGGCAGTCACCCGCGCCGTGCTTGAACCGCCGCAGCGACCGCCGGTAACGGCCGGACGGCTCCGCGACCACGAGCGGGATGCCGGTCACGATGACGGCACCATGTCCTGCTCCAGCAGCTCCAGCACCCGGCGCGGCACCGAGAACGACCAGCCCGACGTCGTCGTGTAGACCTCCTCGCCCTGGATCAGCACCGGGGCCTGCCCGCCGCGCTGCGTCTCCCACAGATGCCGCACCTGCTCCTTGCACGCCTGCAACCACGGCTCCCGCATCACCTTCCGGCCGGCCGTGTACGCCACATCCCACGGCCCCCACCAGAACGGGAACAGCGGCGCCGCCGGGCGCACGATCCCGGCTTCGAGGTCCGGGTTCAACTGCGCCGTCGTCCACGACGGGCCCGACGGCCACACCGACGTCACCGACTCCACCGACAGCACCGGCCGGTTCGGCAGCACCAGGCTCCACGCCTCGCCGCCGTCGACCCGGCTGGTGAACGACCGCCGCACGCACTTGCCGACCTTGTCCTCGACCATCTCGGTAGCGGCCTGGATGAAGTTCCGCAGCTCGTCGTCGTTGACCGACGACTTGGCGTTCAGGTGCAGCTTCATCTCCCCCAGGCCGACCATCGCCACGTACTGGCGGACGTTGAACACGTCCGCGCCCGCCCCATCGGGCTGGGTCGTGACCCACGACTCCTGGAACAGCCCGGCCATCGCCGGCTTGTAGTCCACAACCAGCAGCCCGGTTGTGGACGGCGGCAGCGGCACCGCCGGCGTGTCGACCGTGCCGTCGGGCAGCTCGATCGTCAGGACCGCCGACGCCGGGTTCGCCGGGTTCCCGCTGGCGTCGACGACGGCGAGGGTGGCCCGGTAGGTCTGCCCGAGGTCGATCACGGCGGTTTCCCTCCCGCTGTCACGTTGGAGACCCGGTCACCCCCGGCCGCGCCCCGCGCCGTCACGTCCCCGCCGGCCGCCGCGACCCTCACCCCGCCGCCGCCGGCGAAAGCCCGGCCGTAGTACACGGCAGCCTGGGTGAGGGCGGTCACGCCCGGCGCCGTGGCGAGCGCCACTGCGGCCTGCGCGATCGCCCGTGCCGCCAGCAGCGCCGTGACGGCGGGAGCCGTGCCGGTGCCCTGCGCGAGGCCCGGCGCCGCTGTCCTGGCGGCCTGGCCAGTCGGGCCCGGCGCGGTCCCGGTCCCGGCAGCCAGCCCGGCGGCCACGGCGGCGGCGCCGGTCGCGGTCACAGCCGGCGCGGTCCCGGTCCCGGCGGCCGGGCCGGCCGCTGCGGCCTTGGTCACCTGGACGCCCGGAGCGGGCGCGGTGCCCGTTCCCTGAGCCGGGCCGGCGGCGGCGGCGAACGCGGTCTGCGCAGTGACGCCGGGCGCGGTGCCCGTGGCC